AAAATACCATTGAAACATTACAAATATGGTCAGATGATTTATATTTTTTGCCATTTGTAGTTTCTTTTAAAATAGCTTTAGCATTTTTCAACCAAGATGGTATGATTTTAACACAAATACTTACTCCAAATAAGTTTATTTATTGTTGGAATAAAATGTACGATGAAGAGGGTCAGTCGTTGCAGCCTAACAAAGGCACATGTTTAGAAAAGAAATTTTTTAATTATGACTATTATCTTATCAAAGATGTGCCATCATTCATTGAATAATGCAGTTTAGTAGTATAAATATATTAATTCCTCTGGAGCAGCAATAAAATGCTGAACAAATATGCAAAGTCAAAAACCATCTACCAGCAGGATTCAATCATCTTTGATAAAACATTTAGAAAAATATGGTACAATTCAATTGCAATTGCCAGATAATTTTATTTTAGAAATTGGCACAACAAATGAAGATCAAGCAGGCAATTCTACAAAAGTTGAAAACTATTGTTATGTGATTGTTAAAAACGATTTAAGGGCAACTGTTATTGACAAATATAATATTGGTATTCGTTGTGAAGATAATGAAAAAATCGTTGTTTTAGATGATAAGTTTGTTGATAACAATGGTGATAAAATTCGTTCCATAAATATTGTTTAATCACTAATTTATTTAGGGTTTTCGATGTTTTCGGTGATTTTTCTCAATAAGGTGTAGAGGATTTAATTGTGAAAAAAGTTAGCCCTTTTTTTGTTGGCATGAACGATCAGGACTTGATTTACATCTATACGAGGCTTTTGCATCGCTATCAAGATGATTTATATCAAGTTTTTGAGTTTATAAATAAGAAGTTTTCTGATATTAATAATTTTCTTGCAAATGTTGATTGTTCTTCCGATTTTCATTCCAATTTAGAAAATCTTACCAATTTGGTTTTTACTGAGATTAAGCGCAGAAAACTTGCAGATCCTGTTCTAAACCCGCTATAAGGGGGTGATTTCAAGGGTTGGGACAATAGCCCACTAGAAATGGTGGGCTATTTTTTTTGAAATTTGACATGAATCAAAACATAAATATAATTATGGACATGTTAACTATTCAAATTGAAGAAACAGAAGAAAAAGATACTTCAGAATTCATAAACTACAAATATCCTTTTGATAAATTTAATGTTGTTCAAAGTGCAGTTCTTCAACATTATAAATCTGAAAATAATTTCATCATTGCTTCTGCCACCAATAGTGGCAAAACAATAATGGCAGAGTTTTTCTTGTTTGATGCTCTTGTAAACAAAAATAAAAAAGCTGTTTATCTGTGCCCTTTGAAATCTCTGGCTTCAGAAAAACATACTTCTTGGTCCGATGATACTCATCCATTTAGTGATAAAAAAATAAGACTTATGTCTGGTGATGAGGAAAAAACTTTTTCAGGTAATTTGATTGTCGCAACCATAGAAAGTTTTTGTCACAAAATCAGAACAGATTCTGATTGCTTTGGAGATGTTGAAGTTATTGTGGTTGATGAAGCGCATATGCTTGGTACTGATGATAGAGGTGCTACTCTTGAATTCGCATTAACAGAATTTTCTCGTAAGAATAATGCTAAAATTGTATTTTTAAGCGGTACATTACCAAATGCCAATCAAATTGCTGAATGGCTGTCAATTCTTAATAAACGAAAAACCATGGTTCTAAACTCCAAATATCGAGCAGTTCCACTTAATATTCATTATCGAAAATATGACACATCTTTAAATCAAGGAGCCGATCCTATCGACATGTTTGATTCGATAATTAAAATTTGTCAAAAGAATGAATCTGATAAAATACTTGTTTTTGTGCATTCAAAGAATTTGGGTAAAAGACTTGTAAAATATATGGGGGACAAAGGATTTGAATCAAAGTTTCATTCTGCTGATCTTGCTGCCAACAAAAGAAAATCATTAGAAAAAGAATTTAAAGATGGTTCTTTGAAATTACTTGTTGCAACAAGTACTTTGGCAGCAGGTGTCAATTTACCGGCTAGAAGAGTCATTATTGCTGGTGTCATTAGAGGTAAACAACTCGTTGATAAAGCTGAAATATTTCAAATGATTGGTCGCAGTGGTAGGAAAGGAATTGATGAACAAGGCGATGCTTACATATTCTTCCCTGATAATAAAATAAGCCTTGTGAATGAATATAAAAAAGTTGATAATGTTACATCTAAGCTTTTAATTTTAAATGATGACATTGAATATAACAAACTAGCAGGTCATATTTTGGCTTTAATACATAAAGAAAAAAAGCTTAGTTTTGATAAAATATGGAATATTTTATGTAATACATTTGGTGCTTGTTCTGGCAAGTTGAAATCAGAATATTTAAAGAACACATTAGATCGTTTGATCGCAATGAAATTTGTTGAACTTGTAAATGATACTTATAAGTTGAGAAAACTAGGAATTCCAAGTGTTTTGTTTTTCATAGATCCATATGATCTCAATATTTGGGTTAAGAATTTTTCTCGTTATTTCGCTGGTTCCTTGAGGAAGGATTCTCTGGTAACTCATTATCTTTCTCTTGTTCCTTCTAATACTAAATCTTTTATAAGCGAAGAAGAAAAATATTTTTGTAGACAGTACTCAGATAGACTTCGTGAATTAATTGGTAACAACTTCATAGAAACAACTGCTGTTAAATATGGTTATTTGTATTATTGCCTACTCAACAACAGATCGACAGGAATCTTGTCTCCTTTAATACCAGCAATTGTTAAAGATTTTGGTAGAATTTGTGCTTGTTTAAACATGGTTTCAAAAATTTGCCAATGGAAATGTGAAAATAATTTCTTTATTGATTTAAAAGAAAGATTTCATCGGAAAAAAGTTTAATACATCTCCATTAAGTAAAGGCTTTTTGGAGAATGTAATGATAGAAGAAAAGTTTTATACTGGAAAATTGGTTAAACCAAAGTTAATTAAATTTACTCATAACGATTTAGAAAAAATTGCTTATAAAGTTTGTATTGAGTCTGAAGAATATAATTTGTGTGTTGAAAGTTCTCGTAACATGTGGGCTAATAAGAAAAAAGGTGCATATGGCAAAGGATTGGTAAATACAGAAGATGATCCTTATCGCACTGAAAGAACTGGAAAACTAGGTGAAATGGCTTTTTCTAAATTGTACCAAGTTCCTGTTGATTTAACTTATCGTGAAGGTGGAGATGATCAAGATTTTATTTGCGAAGGCAAAAAGATTAACATAAAAACAAGCACTAAAAAGCCTTGGTATGCTGCTGGATTAGTTACAGCCGGTCATTATCGTGGACCTGAATTTGTTCCACTTGAAATCAAACATGATTATTATGTTTTTGGATATGTTGAAATGGAAGACAAAAAGTCTAATATTGCTTCAATTGTTTTTGTTGGTGGGTGTGATAAAGAAACGCTAGTTAATAGAGAGATTAAAAGAGCCATTAAAGGTTATCACATGAATTATCAAATACCTTATTCAGAATTAACCGATATTGATAAAATTGTGTTTAAGAGTTAGGAATTCCAAAAAAGTTTTCTGGGTATTCCATCTTTACTACTTTTTCGCCTTTTATTTCTTCTTCCCAGAATCTTACTTGTTCAACAGGCACACCTAATTCAATGTAATGGCAATTGTCATTGGCATTTACAGGCATGTTGATGTTTTTACCTTCGTGCAGAATATTAACCTTACAAACTCTTTTTTCTTTATCAAAACAAAAACAATTTTTGCATTTTTTCTTATTCATGACTATAACATAGTCATGAAAAACATCATTATCGGTTTATTTGGTCAGGCAGCAGCAGGCAAAGATACAGTTGCCGATATGATCATCCCATTGCTCAATCAACACAAAGATGAAAATAAAGCTTCGTTAAGAAAAGTTGCTTTTGCTTATAATGTGAAAAAAATATTTTGCGATTATTTTGATGTTGATTTTGACTTTATTGAACAGTGGAAAAGGAATCCAGAACCACCTCCCGGTTTTTTAATGAATGTCAGACAGTCATTGCAAATGATTGGTGATGGTTTCAGACAAGTTAAGTGTTCTGTTTGGATTGATAAATTGATCAACAAGGCATCAAATGTTGTTGTGACCGATGGTCGTTATATTAACGAAGCACATGCGATTAAACGAAAAGGTGGCATTAATATTCTTGTTAACAGACCTTCACATAGAAACAATGATCAAAACGGTAGTGAAAAGACTATGGGAGAAATGTCTGATTATTTTCTTGATAAAGGCATTGAAGGACTTGTTTCAGACGATAAATATCCAATGTTTGATTATCATTTAAAAAATGATGGTGATATCTTGTCTTTAGAAAGGAAAATAACCAATCAATTAATTTATTTTGTTATTCAAAAATTTGAATAATTATTCAACTGTTTTGAATTTGATTATTTATTCTGCCTGTTTTTACAACTTGGTCATAAAATCTTAATAATTCATCTAAATAATTTTCTTTTTGTTGATCATTTAGTGTATTGAAAAAATTTATAAGGCTTGCAGCATCACTGTTTTTAAAACTATGTTTAAAAACAGGATCGTCTTCTCCATATATTTGTTTTTTTGCTAAATTAGCAATTCTTTCAAATTCTTTATATATTTTAAAAATTTCTTTTCCACTAGTTTGAGAAGTAATAAGATTTTTTAATTTAATATTGGCATATCTTTTAGGGTCTAAAATAAATACTAACATTTCTTTTTCATTTTTTGGTTCAATTTGTCCTAATTTTAGCAATTCTTGTTTATATAAATATTGATTTTTCCGTTCTCTAGCTCTATGAAGCATATTTCTTTTTTGTTGTTCTGCCATTTCAGGATTTTCATTAAAAATATTATTTTTTATAAATTTGATATCACGATTATTATAATAATTACCATCATTTAATTTTCTTTTTATTTCACTATATGCAATATTGACCCATTTCTCTGGGTTTAAAATAATGCTTTCATCATTTGTGATACCTTCATCTAAAAAATCGTCTAATGGAATTCTTTTTAATACTTCTTTAGAATTTTCTAAAATATTTGCTATAAAATTATTACTAAATTCTTTTTTTATTTGTTGTCTTAAATTTTCATCTAGTGAATTTTTTATTGCAGCAAGACGAACGCCCATTTCCATTGGGTGTTGATAATATCTTTTACCTCTTGGACTAGTGCGATCATTTATATTTCCCGGTAAAGCAGAATTTAGCCATCTTTCTTTTGGTACATTTCCTTTTTGTGTTGTATGTCTTAATTCGTGAGCCAGTGTTTCACCACCCCATTGAGTAAGTTTTCCATCTGATGAGGCAGTAGGAAGTACAGTAAAACATTTTTTAGGTATTACTATCCAGCCATCTTTACAGTCAGCATAAGCCCCAGCATCTGGATATACTCTTTCTAATGCTTCATCTGTAACAACATACATTATTATTGGTTTGTCAAAATAATCTTTATGTGTTGCAAATCCAATATCCATCCATTGTGGTCCCAAATGATATTGGGATGGAGCCATTCCCGGTTTTTGTAAATTTTGAAAATCTTTATCCCATTTTTCTGGATTTGGTTGTGCTGATCTAATAAAATCTTTAGGAATAATTTGTTTTTTAATAATTATTTCATTTGCTTTGTAAGAGTTTTCTGGATGCCATTTGTCTAAAGTTTTTGGAAATGAATTATTTATTGGAAATGAATTAATAGGATTATAAATTGGACTTGTTATCCAAGGTTTAATAGAATTGTCTTGTTCAATTAAAAAATTTGGATAATTTATTTTTATCCATTCTATAAATTTTTTCATATTTATATTTATTAATTATTTTAACTTTTTCAATGCGTTTTCAGTCATAACAATAAATTCCCAGTTTCTTTTCTTGCAATAAATGTTTGCTGCTTTCCATTTAGCAATATTTTTATCCCATTTTGTTTGTGATTTAGGTTTGATTTCCCAAAGCTCTACTTTGCCATCTGTATATTCGACTAAAATATCAGGAATGTAGTTGTGATCTCTTCCATTAAAGAAATATTCTATTTGCAGGCTCTCAGCTTTATAACGCTTTACTTTTGGGTTTTTTTCTAAGTGTTTAATAAATTTAAGTTCTAAACCACTTCTAAAGAATATGTCGCAGTGGTTCTTTTCAGAATAAAAATTTCCTTGTTTGAATTTAGTGATCTTTGCTTTGGTCTTTCTTCCTTTTTTTTTTATATCACGAATAATAAGCGCCCTTGATTGAGTACCGGGAGGAATAGATTCTCCAATATGCTTCGATCTGTAGTGAACTAATAAATCTCTGGTAGGCATTTGACATGAAGGACAAATGACATAATCATCGCCTTCTTTGTGTTCAGAGATAATATGTGATCTTAAAAGGTCTAATTGATCATAATTTTGTTCGCAAACAAAACAGCAATAATTTCTATTAATGTATTTTTTTTCCATACATTAATATATATTTAAGTGAAAACTTTTATTCAATACATTACTGAAGAAAGAAAGAATTCAGACTTTTTGACAAGTTTGAAACTTTTTAATATCGATCCAAAAAGTGCTGAAAAAGCTGTAGAAAAATCTCCTTCTGTTTTTGCCCAAGCTATTTATGGCGATGATGAAATTGGTGCTTCTGCTTTTGATGTAAAAAAAGTTGGTAAAAATTTTGTTATGAAAAACAGAAATGTTTTTGGCGATTTGACTTACAAAGACCATATGCCATCAAAATTAAAATTAAATACCATAGTGACTCCCACTTTTGTTGATTACTTAAAGACGCAAGGTCTTGCTGGATCAGAAAAATACAATGATTTTTTAAAGGGTAAAAAATCATGACAAGTTTTAAAAAATGGTTGCAGATGGATGAAGTTTCTACCAGTACCGCTGATGTAGCTCATTTTTCTTTACCTATTGGTGCTGGAATGGTTACTAGAAAATTCCCACAATTCTTTAGTGTTGGTCAATATGGTCTAGCTGGACCAATGCAACAACTAACTGATACTGATTATGTTGGGCTGAAAAAAAAGAGGCGCAAATGATCACATTTATGCAATTCATTGAAGCTAAAAATTATTTAAATCGTCGTGAATTTCTTAAATCCGCTACTGCTATACCAGCAATTGGTTTGCTTGGCGCATCTGCTCCTGCCGTTTTGCCAGCAGCAGCAGCAACAACAGCAACGACAGCAGCGACAGCAACAATAAGTCCTTTTTTATCTATGCTTCTTTATAACACTTTAGCATTTGATCCTCAATATAATGTTAATAAATATGTAGAAATTATTAACGGTTCCGGTAAAGCATATGTTGATCAAATGGAATTTGCGCTTAATCATCTTAAAGATCAAGCAAAAATTAATCCTGATGCTGCTGGTGATTTTTTAACTACATATGCAGGAAACAGTTATAATATTAATGGTTTGGGAACATTGTTTGACAAAGCATCTAATGGTATGTTCACTAAAATTATAAAAGAAATGACAAACGATATTGGACCAGAAAAAATCATACAATTGATTATGGACAAAAATTTATCACTAAGTGGGAATAATCTAAATGTTGCGCTTTCTGCTTTAAAAAATATTAGTGAAAAAATTCCTGCTATAGGTAAGATTTTTAATCCATCTGTTTTTGAAAAAGCTTTAAAAGGAAAATATGATGATGCTTTAAAAATGTTAAAAAATAATGGTATTGATGTAAAAAGTTTAAAACAAATTTTAAAAGAAAAAGAATTAGATTTAATTCGATGGGAAGGCGAAGGTGGTAAAGTTAGTGAAAACAGGAAAAATAATTTTGGTAGTTTAGCTGGTAAAACATATAACTTACATGATACAAATTTTATAAGAACAAAAAAGAGGCTTAAATGAAAACCTTTTATGATTTCTTGCAAAACAATAATCATGTTTTTATAGAACAAAATCCTATAGTTGATCCAATTGTCACTGGTTTTCTTAAAGGATCAGAAATTACTCCTGAATTAGAAAGATTTGGAAAGACATTAGGCGCTGGTGCTAAAAATATTGTAACACAAACTGGCAAAGGAATTAAAAATGCTGTTTTAGGGCAAAAAAACAATCCTGCGCCTAACCAGACTTTTCCTGCTCAAATTGATGGTCAAATCGAACTTAAAGAAATTAGAAAAAAATATTTTGAATTACAAAATGCATTAAAAAATTATTATGATGCTATTAAAAATAATCCTTCTATAAAAGGTTCTTCACAAGGCGAAAGAATCGGAACCATGTTGGAAAAGATGGAAAATGAATTGGATATTACTTATCGCATGTTGTATCAACCTAATAAGCCAAATGTTTTAAAGGGTAGAATTGGAGAAATTCAGCCATGATGAAAACCTTTTATCAGTTTTTAACTGAACAAGATGCACCTAAGCCGGGAAGACCTTTTCCATTCCCACAACAACAGCAAATGCCAACACAAGAACAGCCTAAACCAAACAATAAAATAGTGTTTGATGCTTTTAGAAACATGGGTGATGCTACTGAAAAAGGGTTTAAAGCTATTTCTGATTTTTTGAAAAATCATCCACGAAGACCAGAACTTGATAACACTGGCACTACTGGCAAACTTGCGAACCTTTTTTACAGAATAAATAACGATATAAAAGAAAGTGAAGCTTTATTGCGACCTTTATTTGAAATTCAATAATAAAAATAAATTGTTGTAGCATATATAGTTATGGAGGTTTCGATCTCCATAATGTTCTAAAATCCTAATAAAAATATTTAATAAATCTAATAGTTTGACATATGTCTGGTTTTCTTGCAGGGGTTCCAAAAAAACCCCTGCTTTATTTTTGCTTTTTACTAATATTCTAATATAATGTGTCAATCTAGGGAGATGTAGGATGGATGCTTTTTCGCTTTTATCAAACACTAAAATTGATTGTCTGGACAAAGGATTTGTTCAAATTGTTGATGTAATGCCAAGGGAAATACCTGAAGGACAAACATGCGATTATGCTATTGCTCAAATGGCTAGGGTTTCTTATGGGCAAGGAACAAAGTCTGTTAATGAAGATAAAGGTTTGATTCATTACCTTCTTCGCCACAATCACACATCTCCGTTTGAGGGTGTTGATTTTAAATTTCACATGAAAATGCCTATCTTTATTGCTCGACAAGCAATACGGCATAGAACTGTTTCGCTGAATGAAACGAGTGGAAGATATTCTGTCATGAAAGACGAATTTTATATTCCTAGACCTGAAGATATCAGAAAGCAATCTACATCAAACAAACAAGGAAGCGATGGTTTTATTGATGACAATATGGCACAAGAGTTTGCTAACAAGATAGATCTTGGTTGTAGAGATGCTTATTCAACATATTTACAAATGTTAGATGCAGGAGTTGCAAGGGAACAAGCAAGAATGATTCTTCCTCTTAACCTTTATACAGAATGGTACTGGAAACAAGATTTACATAATCTGTTACATTTCTTGTCTCTTAGAGCAGATGCACACGCACAGCTAGAAATCAGAGTTTACGCAGAGGCTATTCTTAAGTTAATCGAGCCTCTTGTTCCTTGGACAATTGATGCATGGAATAAATATCATCCACTTCGTGGTGCCATGAAATTAACCAGTTTGGAGGTCGATGCATTGTCTGGATTTTTAAATCAAAATAATTCTCAGTTATCAGTGCCACCGATTGCTACTGATAACAAGCGTGAACAAGCTGAATGGCAAGATAAAGCTAAAAAGCTAGGATTGAATAGCAAACAACATTAATTTTTGTTGTCTTTTTTGGATTCTAATTCATCATAAAAATTTATGTACTTTTCCATAAATTCTTTTATGCGAACAGCTTGAGATCGATTGATGATAATTTCATCATAGCTTCCTGCTTGTTTGCCAAATTGAAAAACATATTTTAATGCATGCCACAATCTGGAAAAGAATGACATTGGGGCTAAATGAATATAAATTATACAATCACATCCTAATGCTACATCATCTTTTTTCCAAGTGCTTATCTCAATGTAAGCGTGATGTTCTAAATGTCCACAAACACATGGAAGAAATTCAGAACTGGTTTCACAATATGTTTTGCTCATCTTTTTAATATATGTTTTAATTTAATAAAGTCAATCCTACTAATTTAAATTGGAGGAAAAATTTATGAATTGTCATAGTTTTTGGAGATATGTTTTTCTTGGATTGCATTCTTTAACTTTTCTTGGCGTTATGATTTTAGTTTCAGCTAAAATTCCAAATAATTCTGGAAAGAAAATTTCTGAGACAGAATTGCAAACTCAATTAGCTAATAAAACCTTATATCTTGATAATGTTAATTGGGTTCTTTCAAAAAAGCCAGACATTACCATTATTGACAATCAATTAACAGATGGTATCAATGTTATATTTTACGAAGTAAAAGACAATAAGAATATCAGATTAGCTGATCCAAAGTTTTCAGTTAAAGAAAATGATAAGAATGATAATGTGTTGGTTAAGATGAAAGCTTTTTGTAAGTCTTTGGCAGAAAATGTAAAAGGCAGAGTAATTATTACTAAGACTTCTGTTATTGATTCTATGATTTCAGAATAATTTGCTTAGACCAAGCAAAGGATTGCTACAATCAGGTTGGACACAATAGTCTTGATTTGTTTTTCTTAAAATAATATTTGGAGGAAGATGGATGATTTTGACGAGGAAGAAAGTTTTGAGAATCATCTGATTGTAATGATTCTTGTTTTTCTTTTTTGGCTTTGTCTGCTTTATTACTTTCATCAAGTGCTTTAATTAAATTTTTGATTTCAGCTTTTTCAATTTCTTTTTTTGTCGGAAATCTTACGACTGGTAACTCGTCCGCAAAGCAAGTGGCACTAAATAAAAGTAATAAAGAAAAAATTACGCATCTCACAGCTTTTCCTCATCAATAGCTTTGGTGATCGCATCAATTACGGCTTCAATAATAAGTGGACCATACTTCTTTCCAACATAAGGAAGAATCTTTTCAATAAAGACTTTGATGAGATTAGAACTCATCATTTCATCGTTTTGATTTAAAACAAAATTATTTATGTCATCTCTGTTGATTGCAGCAGCACCTAAATTCTTTTGGTTGACAATTTCCAGCATGTTGGCTTGCATCTTGTTTTTAGACATTAAAGATATAAAGAAATCAAGAACAAACGGACCAAATAATCGGAAGCACTCCAGAATAAATGCGAATGAAAAACCATTACGCAATCCTTCTGTTACTGTGCTGAGAACTTCTGGACCATACTTGTTCAGGCAATCTGCAATGAATTCTGTGGAAGCGCCCATATTGACAGCTTCCGTTTTCATACCTTCAATATCCGCCATTGAAAAGCGGGTCTCTTCACTCATGTTTAACTCCTCATGTTTTAACAACAGGTACATCGTCAGTTTTATCCGTATCTTTAGGGTCTTCAGTTACACCTTGAAATGCAAAGCAATCAAGTTTGCTATAGCATTCATAGTGTTCTTTTCTGGTATAACAATAACCACCTTGCCCGAAACTAGACCCCCAGCTATTTTGAAGTTTAATCAACCAGCCATATTTATTGTGTCTCTTTAATCCGCATGCAAGCATTGAGTGTCCACCGCCACCACCATTTGGTAGAGGAGCAATGCCTTCTGAATCTACACGGGTGAAATTACTACCAACTAAGATGCCAATGTTAACAACAAATCCCAAATTTAGAGCTTGGCAAACTTCATCAAATGTTGTACAACGATAAGCCTTATCAAGCTTGAATCGTGCTGCATTGTCACAAGCAGATTTGGTCAAACTGCTTTTATAGTAAACACGATCATATGGAAAGGCATTGGTTTCACAAATTCCATATTGTTGTAAAGCTTTCATACTTTCTGAAATGTATGCTCCGTCATCTTGTCCACCATTTATCAAAGCATAATGGAAGAATGGATTGAAGTCTTTTTGTGTATTCTGACGCTGCTTATAAATAATTTCCATGCCAGCAGTTGTAGCATGAGCCACACAACTACTGGTTGATTTTTGATTAAGAATTCTATGTCCCTGCCAAGACAAATCTATTTCTTTTAAAGTGGAAGCATCAAAACTTTTGAAATGATCACCAAAAATTGGTGTGCCATCGTCTGGGCTTGGTGTGTGCGAAAGAACTCTGTAGTAACCGTCAAAAAATATAGATGGGAAACTCATCTTATTCTCCCTTTGTGATCTTGTTCAAAATTGCAATAACTTCTTTATCAGTCTTTGGTATTGCGCTATAATAGAGAACAGTTCCATCATTTTTTTGCACAACAAACAAGGTGTTGCCAGTTTTCTTCAAAAGCGTGTCCATCTTCTTCTCTTTTACAACAGGGCTATTCACATCATAAACTTTGAAAAAACTTTTTGTTTTAGTAATTTCTTCTCTAATTTCTTTGCTGTTAAGAACAGAAGCTAAATCAGGACTTGATTCGTTATAATCCAGTAAAAATGTGACATGTAATCCTTCAGTGACTTTTTCTGGCACGATTTCTGGATCAACCGGAGTAGGATTAATTGGATCTGGTTTAACTGATTTTACAGTTACATCCGTTCTAACAAAATCTGTAAGCTTACCATCTACTAATGCAATGGCAAAAATATTAATACTGCCAGATTGTGGAACAGAAACAATAAGACTATTAGCAGCTTCATTAGCAACATATTTGACTTTATTGCTGCATATAACAAACCATTTGACTTGTCCCTTTGTTTTTGCTTGGACGAGTAAAAATCCTTCGTTACTGTCAACAGTAATTGGATCAGGTAATTCCAATCCTTCTACTTTGTTGGTAATTGAGGCTACTGGTGATTGAGGAATTGGAGGTGGATCGATTGCAAAAGATGATAAATTTAGAATAAAAAGTAGGATTCCAGCTAATGTTGTTCTCATTTATTCTCCGATTTTTTTTAATAAAACATTATTAAAATAGTTTATTTTCTTCAATAAATAACCAATCAGAAAAATTAATGTTTTTGTTCTCTTTTAATTTTGGTAAAAGTTTTGCGCTACCTTTTCCTTTTTTTTCGCATACATCTGGATTAGATATGCAAAATTTTTCTATGTTTTTATTTATTTCAATTAAAGCAGTACTTAAAAATCTCCAATTTTCGCTTCTTCTTTTTATCTCTCCTAATAGCCCTGCATACCAACCAGATGCTTCAGATCGCATGTTAAACACACTAATTAATTCATCTGTAAATTTTGTATTTGAAAAATCACATTTGTTTTTTACAAATGTTTTTCCTATATCTAATATTAAATTTTTCCATTTTTTTTTGCCTCCGAGCAATTTTGCATTAAACTCATGATTTCTCGTTGATGCTCGATCATCTTCTGTTTCTTGATCGTATTTAATCAAAAGTCTTCTTATTAATGCAATGGTTTGAAACTGTAGTTGTGATGGAATAAAATCATTTTGATTTTTCAATCTATCGCAAACAAATTTAGTAAATTTATTTAAATTTATTACAAAATCGTTAATTGTGCCTACAAGTATTGGTTCGGGAAATAATTCTCGCTGACCTTTTGGCACATATTCTTTTCGCTGTCCTGTGGGAGTTTGCGGTTCTGTAGGGGGTTGTTGTCCTGTAGGGGGTTGTTGTCCTGTAGGAGTTTGCGGTTCTGTGGGAGTTTGTTGTCCTGTAGGAGTTTGCGGTTCTGTGGGAGTTTGTTGTCCTGTAGGAGTTTGCGGTTCTGTGGGAGTTTGTTGTCCTGTAGGAGTTTGCGGTTCTATAGGGGGTTGTTTTTGTCCAAATGCATCGTCAAAATCAGTCGGAGATTCTTTTGGAGGCACTTTTCCTATTTTTTCTTTTTCTTTTCTTATTTCTTCCTTTGCCAGATTCATTCCTTGGTAATAAGATAATTTTAATGCTCGTATAATATTTCTAGGCAGCTTGCTTCTGCATATGTTTGCTTCTTCTTCATCTAATTTGTCTTCATCGCCTTCTTCAAATTTTGTCAAATTTTTTATAAATTTTTCTGTATGTATTGTTATTAATTTCTCAAATTCATATTCTGCTTCACGAATAGTTTCATAACTCCTACTGTAACTTGCACCTCTTAAACCTCCTGTAATTCCACCTGCAATTCCACTAAAAATTCGTCCAATGCCTCTAAACAAACCTTCATCTAATAATAATTCTTCATCTCTTTCTTGTAAGAATTCTATAAAGCTTTTATTCATGGTGTTCTACCTGAATCATTTGGATCTATTAAAAGTTCTTCTTTACCTGTGATTTGTGCGCCTCCCCATCCTCCAATTTTCATGATTTTTATGTTCATTGTCTTGTAAATTATATTATGAACATTAAAGTCAAGATTTTCTTTTACAAACTCAACTTCTTCCGGTGAAAATTGAATAGATGGAAGTTGGTTTGCAAACTTATCAAATATTCTTTCCATATCTTTGCCTAAAATTCTTTCAGCTTCTTCAATGTTGTCTGTTGCTCCACCATAAGCAAATCCTTTTAACCCGCCCCAAACACCTCCAAGTATTGACTCATTCATATCTGAAAAATCAAAGTTTTTTTCTTCAAGAAATTTTTTAAATGTTTTTTTTCTTTTCATTTTTCCTCATCACTTATGAAGTTAAATCATCCACTATATTATCTAAATTGTTTTTCAATTCTTTTGTAGCTTTTATCAAGGCATTGTTATATTTCTGCAAAGCCAATCTTATATCTTCCTTCAAACCAGTTTCAGTTTTGTCTAATATTCTTCTTAATTCATTCATTTTTCTTGAGTGATCATCACTTGATAAATCACCATCTGTCGAATCATCTGGCGATAACAAATTTGAAATTGCATCGCCTAAACTGCTATATCCTAATCCGCTTAAAGCTCCACCTGCTATTCCAAGACCAATATTTGCTCCACCGCTTAGTATTTTGCGACCAACATTTGCCCCACCGCCTAGTATTCTGCCTACTAAACTTTTGCCAGCAGTTGATGCGGCTGCTTTAGCAGTTTCTTTGCCAACAGCAGGCGCTACTGATCGACCAATAGCACCACCAAGAGAAGGTAATGCCCCGCCAGTAAAAGGCAGTATTGGCATCATCATAGATTGCATTTTAGGAGGTGTTGGTTCAGGAGGAACACGAAGTTTCGCATTAGGAGACAACTTTATTGAAGATAAAGAATCATCGTTTTCTGTTCTTTCAAGTACATAGTCTTTAAATTTCCTCATGTTGTGCCTCCGCTTCTTCGTAATGCTTCTTCATTTCTATGTCTTGCTATATCAATTTCTTCCTTGATCTTGTCAATTACAACCTCTATATTTTTTTCGTAAGCAATTCTAATATTTCTTATTTGTCTGTTACTATAACCAATTCTTACTAAACTTTTTTGAAATGATGTAAATGCATCCATTAAATCATCCATTAAAATTCGTTTTGCTTGAAGCCAATCTGTTGGTGTTCCAGATCCTCTTAAACCTCTCCATGCACCTCTTATGGCACCGCCTGCTCTGTTCAGCAAATCAAATGGAACAATTCCACCTTTGAAAACATTACCTGCAATTTGATCTTGGGCGCTTTGTCTTGAGGCTTCGTTATATGAATTTAACTTTCTCATTGTATTCACCTTTTGTTAACTATATTTACTTCATGGATAATTTTTTTTCTTGTTTTTTAGACAAAGTTTTTTGCAATAAATTAAAAATTAATGTTATAGGTGATGTCTTAATTGACGAATATTTTGATGTTCAAGTAGAAAGGATAAGTCCTGAATTTCCCATACCCGTACACTATTCTTCAACAGAATCGCCAAATAAAAAATTATGTGGCGGGGCGGCAAATGTAGCTTTTCAATTCAAAAACTTTAATATTGATGTAAATTTAATATCTATAATTAATTCTGAAGCAAAAAATATATGTGATTCATACGGAATAAATACACAATATTCTATTGTAGATGACAAAATTAAGAATCCAATAAAGAAAAGATTTTATAAAGATTTTCACGCCCTAACAAGATGGGATATTGAACAACCATTTTTTGGTTTGCCAAACATATCAGAATATTTGAATAAAATTGATATTCCCGAAGCAGATATTAATATATTTTCTGATTATGATAAAGGTTTGTTTTCAACAGATTGGCATAAGAAATTTTTGACAAAATCTAAATCACTAGTTGATCCCAAGAAAAATTTCAAAATATGGGAAAATTGTTATCTTTTCAAGCCTAATGCTGTTGAAGCAAATAGATTTATACATAAAAACAATATTGAAGATCAATTACGATGGATTCAAGCTTTATTAAATTGCGAAAATGTTGTCATTACTAATTCAGGAAATGGTGTATCTGCAATCGATGATGATCAAAAAACTTACAAAGTAATACCGCATAAAGTTTTGACAAAACCGGAATCTGTAATTGGAGCAGGCGATTGTTTTATGGCTTTTTTAGCTATGGCAATTGGCGTAAATATGGATTTGCTTGATTGTTTAAGTATTGCTTTTGAAGCAGGAACTAATTATGTGGCTAACAGATACAACAAACCACTTAACCCTTCAGATTTTTTCACAAAAGACAAATTGATAAATAATCCAGCAATTTTAAAAAATAGAGATTTTGATTTAGTTTGGACTAATGGCTGTTTTGATTTCGGTTTAACATCAGGACATATAGAATGTTTGAAATTTGCCAAGAAGCAAGGTGACAAATTGGTTGTTGGTTTAAATAGTGATACAAGCATAGCTAGATTGAAAGGTAATGGTAGACCCATTTTGCCATTAAAAGATAGAATAAATATACTTTCTTCTTTGGAAAGTGTAGATTTTATAGTTTCTTTTGAAGAAGACACCCCTCTTAAAACTATAGAAAAAATTATTCCTAATACAATAGTAAAAGGGGGCGATTATAAAAAAGAAAATGTTGCTGGCAACAAAATATCAAATGTTGTCATTTTTGATTATATTGAAGGCATTTCAACTACAGAAAAAATAAGGAGAATAAATGAAGTTTCAGGGAATATATCAAATTAAAAATGTAATTGATGGCAAAGTATATATTGGTCAAGTAAATTTCAAAAGAGGTAATGTTTTACGATGGAGAGAACATAAATCCTTATTAAATAAAGATTCGCATTACAATAATTTTTTACAACACGCATGGAATAAACATGGAGAAAAAAATTTCATTTTTGAAATGTTGGAAGTTGTAGAAAATAAAGCACTTTTGGATGAACGAGAAAAATATTGGATAGATAAAACTATTGACAATCAATACAATATACAAAAGTTTGTGAAATCTTTTTTGGGTGTCAAAAAAACATTAAGCGAAAAAGCAAAAACAAATATTGCCAATGCTAATAAATCAAGACCTTGGACTGAACAAGATAGAAAAAAACAAAGTTTGGCATTAACGGGAATAAAAAGAAGCGAAGAATTTAAGTTAAAATTAAAGAATCGACAAACTGGATCTAAACATTCGGAAGAAACAAAAAGAAAAATTTCTGAAAAAAATAAAAACAAATTTGTGTCTGAAAGCACTAGGAAAAAAATTGCACAAAAAGCAACTGGGAGGATAAAGACAGAAAGTGAAATTGAAAAAAGAAACGATAAGGTTAGATTGATTAATAAAAATCCAAATAAATACAAAGGAGTTAAAAAGAGAAAAGGCAATACTTGGCAAGCTAGAATTTCATATAAAAGAAAAATTTATCATTTGGGGAGCTTTTCTTCTGCCGAAGAAGCAGCTCAAAATTTTGATTACTATGCTATAAAATTTTTTGATAAAAAAACATATTTAAATTTTCCAGAAAAAAATTATACTGATTTTGTGCCTAAATGTCGAATCAATTGTGTTTATGGCTAATTTTTGATTTGATAAATGGGCAATAATGACATTGCCCAACAATTGTTGTTGTTACGCCAATCAAAAAGCCCATAATAAAAGCCACAGCTAAAGTGATAAATGTTTTCATTTTTATCTCCTTAATAATAAATAGAGATATGTTATCATTTAAAAAATTTATAAATCAACTGGAAGAGCAAATAGCAACTACGCCAACTGCTCCAACAACAGGTACAGCGTCATCGGCAACAACTACTCCAGCAGGAACAAAAAACACTTCGACATCAACTGATATTTCACCACAAACAAGGCAAAAACTTGACATGGCAGCTAAAAACAATGCAGCAGCTATGCGTTTATATCAAACGGGCAGGACTAAAGAAGCTGTTGATACATTGAGAAAAGATCCGAATTTTCAAATGGCAATGCAAGATTTAACTAAAACAAGCGCACCCGCAAATGCTTCTCAACTAGTCAATGCTGCCTTGGGTGGAAATCCATGACTTTTAAAGAATTTTTGAAAATGGATGAAGCCAATGGACATGGTGGCAAGCGTCATAATTCATTTACTGTTTTAAGGATGAATTATAGAAATCCTCAACCAGCATCTGCTAAAAAACAAATGAAAAAACTATTTAAGATTTAATGATATTGTTTCCAAATCCTAATTATAACAAATTTAATTTAGGCATTATTGTCCCACCTCACAAACCTTATGATGTTCTTTCCTTTTTGTGTTGGTTTTCATTTTTTAAATTCTTGCCTAAAGTGAATCCTTTAATTGTAGTTGCTGGTAATACTCCTGTAGATTTTGCTATTTGGGCAAGAAAATTAAACTTTCCTGTTTTTTATGCTCACAATTGTTTTCATCCTAATCAACTAATTGATCTTGATATTTGGGAAGATTCTTATGCGATTGTTATTTCAAATGTTTTCTGCATGAGAAAATTCCAAATAAATAAAAATTTTGATAGCGATTTCATCATTATGAGATCAAAAAATACTAATAATTCAGAATTTTTGGTTGAAGACATACAAAAAAATAAATATTGTCATGTTAGCTTCTGGGATATCAAAAATAATTTTGAAGAAGTTAGAGGCAGACTAATAAATAATATCGGCATATTCTCTAAAGATAAAAGTTTAAATCAAATTAAACTTGAGTCTATATGGGATGATGCTAAAAATATAAGAACTCTTTTAAATCAGGAGGAACGCCATGAAGAGATTTGACTTTGAAACTTATGGCGATGATGAGTTCGATGATGAAGATGATAAAGAAGATCAAGAGAACAATTTTATTGATTCTCAAATGATAGCCATGCAAATGGAACAAAATGTTCTCATAGAACAAGAGATACAAGCCAAACTTGTTGAAGAAGCATATAAAATTTGTAAAGGATCATGGATGTGGTCTTTTATGTCGATTCCAGCAAGAATGAAAAAAGTTAAAATTGTTTATGATGAGATAAAAAAAATTATTGCTGAATGAATTTTCAACTACACACTAATTTATAGCAGTATGACATACAGATGTCATATTATCTAAGGGTCCGAATCTTGCCTACATACAATTTTGAATGCAAAAATTGCAACAAAATTTACGAAACATTAGCGTCTTTCGATCCAAAAGGAAAGTACGCTAGTGTTTCATGTCCTCATTGCAATTCCAAAAAGAAAAAAAAATTATTGAATGATGCTAATATTAAATTTGCTCAACCAAAAGATACGAGCAAATTTGATAATTTTAATTATAGGGCTGGTTATAATTTGGAACAAGCACAAAACCTTCGCAGAGATGCTCAAGCAGCGTCACACATGGGAACAGACCCTTATATGCCGATAGATGATATCACCAGTGGTAGGAACTTTGGAGAGGTCAAATAACATGGTTACCCTAAGCCAATTTCTCGACAAAAACAAGCTTGATAACTTCAACAAACTTAACGAAGTGATTGGATTTGAAGAATATCTCAACAGGTGTTATTCAAATCCAAAGCTTGTTAGAAATTCACATCAAAGAATTTATGACATGATCGTGTCGCAAGGCACTTCAGAAATTGAAAAATATCGAAAGAAAGTTACTGTTTATAACTTCTTTGAAAAGCATGAACAAATTAAAGTTTTCGGCATTGAAGAACAACTTGAATCCCTAGTCGCCCATTACAAAGGCGCTGCTGGTAGCTATGGTCCCGAAAAGAGAATTCTTCTTCTATGCGGACCTGTCGGATCTGCCAAGTCAACAATATGCAGACTAATCAAGCGCAGCATGGAAGATTATTCAGAAACTGATGCTGGTGCTTGGTACACCTATCGTTGGGTTAATTTACCTACTGGTAGCGATGGCATCTACACATCAGATGTTTGCGAATGCCCAATGAATGAAGAACCACTCAAGCTTTTGCCATTCGATGTTCGCAAAAAGATTCTTGATGAACTTAATTCCATCCACAAGGATCAGGCAGATGCTTCTCAAAGGACAACTCTTTATGCACTCGATGTTCGTGGAGAAATCAATCCTAAGTGCAAGTTCTTCTATGACAAGCTTTTAGAAAAGTATAACGGTGATTGGACACAAGTTATTTCCAATCACATCGAAGTTATTCGCAGAACATATAACGAAGCAAAGCGTGTTGGCATCGCTTCATTCCAACCAAAAGATGAAAAGAATCAAGATAGCACCGAACTAACTGGCGACATTAATTTTGCTTTGTTACCAACATTCGGTAGCGACAGTGATCCTCGTTGCTTTAACTTTGATGGTGAGTTTGAAGTCGCTAATAGAGGCATCATCGAATTCATTGAAATGCTAAAGCTTGAAGTTGCATTCCTTTATGATCTACTGGGTGCTTCACAAGAACAGAGCATCAAGCCTAAGAAGTACTCTCAAATTAGCATTGATGAGTCTATTATCGGGCACACCAACATGCCTGAATACGAAAAGCTAAAGAACAACCAGTTCATGGAAGCTCTTAAGGATCGTACAGTTCGAATTGAGATTCCTTATCTCCTTGAATGGGGTAAGGAATTAAAGGTTCTTGAACAAGATTATAACTCAAACAAGATTAAGCAGCATATTGCTCCTCACACTTTGGAAATTGCTGCATTGTTTGCGGTGTTAACAAGACTTGAAGACGATAGGGACAACAAAATTACCATTACTGAAAAGGCTGATCTTTATGATGGCAAGATGCTACCGGGATGGACTGTTGATCGAGTCAAGGAACTTAGAGACAAAAATCCAAATGAAGGTATGATTGGATTGTCTGCTCGTTATGTTCAAGATAAGATTTCAGCCACTTTGTCTAGCAGACATGATTACATCAATCCATTCATGGTTTTGAATGCACTTAAGAGTGGACTAGATAACCACTCTTTGATTACAAACAAGGATCTTGTTCGTAAGTATCAAAATTGCATCACATTGGCTACAAAGAAGCTCGATGATATTCTCAAGAATGAGGTGCAAAAAGCTTTGGTTGGTGATGAAGAAGCAATTGTCAGATTGTGCGCTAATTACATTGACAACTTGATGGCTTATATCAATAAAGCCAAGATTCTTAATAAGATTACTGGTAGAGAAGAAACGGCTGATGAAAAGTTAATGCGATCAATCGAATCAAAAATTGATGTGCCAGAATCAACTTGCGATGACTTCCGCAGAATGATTGCTGCATTCATCGGTGATCTTGCAGTTAAGGGCAAGACATTCAGGTGGGATAGTAATCCTCTTCTTAAGAAGGCATTAGAAGCCAAGTTGTTTGAAGATACTAAGGATCACATTAAGCTTAGTGCTTTCTCAAGCGGTGCTAGCACGGTTGACCCTGATGTGCAGAAGAAAATTGATGCTGTAAAGCAGCGTTTAGTAGATAAATATGGTTATAACGATCAGTCTGCTACTGATGTCTTGGATTATGTGAGTAGCATTTTCGCTAGAGGCGATTTGGCAGACGATGCTGATTAATGAGGGTTAAAACATGCCCCGCAGAATTGATTCAGACCACAAAGATTTTAGGGATGTAGTAAGTGGTCGAATTAGAAAAAACTTAAAGAAATTTATCAAAAGTGGCGAAATATTTCGTCACCGTGGTAAAAATGGCAAAGTTTCAATAAAGATCCCTGCAATCGATATTCCTCACTTTCTCCACGGTAAAAACCCTAATGGTGTCGGTCGTGGAGAAGGTGAGGAAGGTGATACCGTTGGTAAAGACAAAGACAAGGGCAAGAGCCAAGATAATGGCGCTGGTCAGGATGAAAGCGAAGGCGTAATCGTTCAGATTGACATGGAAGATATCCTTCATTTTATGAAGGATGAATTGATGCTTCCAGACCTCAAGCCAAAAGAACAAGCCAATCTTGAAGATGTTAAAATAAAATATAACAATATTTCCTTGGTTGGACCTGAATCACTCAGACATACAAGACGCACAATGTTGACTGCGATGAAGCGTCTTTGTGGTACTGGAGAAATTAATAATTTATATGAAATTCCCGGTATCAAAGACAAAGTTAAAATGATCAATCCGATTAATTCGGACAAGAGATATCGTCAATACAAAGAAATTACTTTCCCATCAAGCAATGCAGTCGTGATTTTCGCCAGAGATGCTAGTGGATCAATGGATGATCGCAAAGTTGGCGTTGTTTCTGACATGGCATACTGGATTGATATTTACATCAGAAATTTCTACGAAAGAGTTGAAAGACTTTATGTGTGGCATGATGTTCAGGCACATGAAGTAGATGCAAAAGATTTTTATCGTATTAGAAATGGTGGAGGAACCACTTGCTCAACAGCTTTAGAGCTAGTTGCAAAACAATTTGATAATAGATTCCCACCAAAAAATTGGAATATTTATTTCTTCTATTTTACCGATGGTGAAAATTATGATAATGACAATGAAGTTTTTACAAGTTTGTTAAAGAAAGAATTTCCTGCCAATAAAGTCAACCTTGTTTCCGTTACTCAAATTGGTGCATATTCTTACAGAAATAGTGTTGCAGAAGCAGTTGAAAAAGAAATTGTTGAAGGTGTTATGGATGACAATGTGATGGTTACCGAGATTCCTTTTGATGTGATGAACAACGAAGAAAAAAGAAATGAAGCCATTTTGAAAGCTATTAAGGATATCTTGGGAACTCCTTTTAAAAGTGGCAATGGAGTTTTTTAATGTCGGACAAATTTTTATTTGGATCTCCAGTTCTATTTGGGTCAGCCACTACCCCCGGTGTGCCCATCCCCGAAGAACTCAACAAACATATTCCCACTATCTTTCAAGCTTGTAGAGATTTTGGTTTAGACTTTTACCCAACTATTGTTCAAATGCTATCTCACGATGAAATGTCTGAGATTGCAAGTTATGGCGGATTTGCAGTAAGATATCCTCACTGGAAATTTGGTGCAGAATATGAAGAAATGCAACGAGGTTATCTTCATGGTAACCACAGGATATACGAACTTGTAATCAACAGTTCTCCTTGCTACCTTTATTGTCTTAATTCTAACACACTGCTTGACAATATTACTGTAATTGCTCACGCTTTAGGGCATTGCCATTTCTTTAAAAACAATATTCATTTCTCCAGAACAAATACAAACGCACACAACGAACTTGCTAATAACGGTTCAAATGTCAGAAAGTACATGTCTCGTTATGGAAGGGAAACAGTAACTGAATTCATGGATCATTTGTTCAGAATTGAGACATTAATTGATCCTGTTAATATTTGGCGTGAAAGAAAAGCTAAAGAAGTTGTAATCAGGGATAAAAAAGATTATGTTTTCCCAAAGAGGATTCAAATAAAACAAGATTACATGGAAAGCTGGATCAATACTCCGCAATTTATAGAGGCACAAAACAAGAAAATTGAAGAACAAGAGATCATGAAAGATCTTAATGCATTCGGCGCACCAGAACCAGATATATTTGGTTACATTAAAGATAATGCTCCGTTTAAACCTTGGCAGCGTGATATCGCTGAAATGCTTTACAATGAATCAATTTATTTCAGTCCACAAGGTAAGACTAAAGTAACAAACGAAGGATTTGCCAGTTATTGCGATTATCATATTATCGCCAAACAAGGATATGCATCATTAGGACAAGAAACAGAAGATTCAGGTATTGTTGAATATTCAATTCATAAAGCTGGTGTTCTTGGTGGCAAGTATAGCATGAATCCATACAAATTAGGATTCATGTTGCTTATGGATATTGAAGAAAGATGGGATAAAGGCAAGTTTGGTTCTGATTATGCCAATTGTACCGATCCTTTAGAAAAAGAAAAATGGGATCTCAAACTCGGACTTGGTAAACAAAAAGTATTTGAAGTTTGCAAAAATTATGATGATTATCAATTCATCAATGAATTCTTTACTAAAGACTTTTGTGAAAAGAATGAATTCTTTGAATATAAGCGTTATCCAACTGGTGAGATTAAGATTGAAAGCAGAGATCACAAGAAGATTAAAAGAGAATTGTTGAAAAAACATATTAATCGTGGATTACCAAACATTAAACTTGTTGAACCACGGTTCAAGGGTAATATGTTTTTTATGGAACACAAATGGGAAGGTATTGAACTTTACAAGCCTTATGCTTATGAAGTTATGAAGTCTATTTGCTATCTTGTCAGACAGCCGGTTGTGTTGCAAACAAAGAATCATAATGGAGATGAAGCTTTTTATTATTGTCAAGACATGAATGGTGATTATAGTGCTGCTGATCCCAAGACAATTACAAGGGAAAATTTGAATAAACTATGAACCACCCAACTTTCAGGTTTATGTTTCAGAATTTTCCAAATTCTACATTTTTGAAATGGTGCATGCATTTTAATGAAAACTTAAAAGAAAGAAATGTAAAAAATTTTTTATTTGGCGACAATTCATTATCAAACAATTTTTTCATCAAATCTATTTTGTCAAATAAAGTTTTTATCAATATCTTCATGTCTAACAATATGGTAGAAGAATTTCCTTTAATTGAAGACAACATTAAAAAATATTGTGAAAATTTACTTATAAAAGGCGCATTTTCTGAATGCAAAATAGATTTGTTTAGTGAAAAATATAAAGATTTGGTTTTAAGAGATTTCAATTTAATCAACATAAAAGACATGTTTGATGAATACTGGCAATTTTATTTCAAAAATAAACCAAATTTATTTTATAAAATTCCTGAATATTACAACAGCTTACCATTCAGTTATATTTGGTCATTATTTTTTACCGAAAAAGATGCACAGGCGTTGGTATTAGATGAATTAGTTAAAAAAAATTCCTATTTAATAGGAAAAAATATTAATTTAAACTTCAACATAATAAAAAATGTAAAATATAAGATAATATATTTGGATGCAATGGGCAAAAGAATTAATATAAACGATTATCTGAAAATATTAGATCAAAATGGTCTTTTATTATTGAGAAATCTTGAAATTGAAGGACCAAATATGGTAGGATGGCGTGATCTACGAGGTCGAATGATGGGGATTATCAAAGTTTAATATGGCGATTTTAATGTTGGATTATATTTTGTTTTTGATTCTAATCACAATAATTTTGGGTTTTATTGTTTATTTCTCCTATCAAGATAAACGGAGGGACTTCGATGAGTAAAGAAATTAGCTATCAAGATCTTGACGAAATGGAAGAAATCATCAATGCATCTACCGATGGACCTTGGGAGATATCTTCTCCAGAAGGCGAGGAATGGAGGCAACAAGCAAAAGATTTTGCTTTTATTGCGATGGCAAGAAATGAAATGCCTCGTTTGATCAAACAACTTAGACTTTATATGAAATGTAATGAAGAATTGCAATCATTAGATGGAATGCAACAATCAATGATTGAAAAACTTAATATGGAAGTTGCAAGATTGAGAGAGTCATTGAAAGTTTTGGAAGAGCAACATAAATTAATGCTTGTGCAAAGCGTAAGTCCATAGTACTATTCTAGCATCTCAAAGGAGTGGAGACAGCTATGGAACATCAAAACAAGGAAGGAGGGCAGCACAAGCAGATGAAGATTGTTGGTTTTGAACATCTTCATCTGCACTAGCTGACACAGAATATTCAATTTTGGACGGGTTGTCTTCAATTTCTGAACTCTGCCAAAGATGGCAGGATTATGGTGATTATATTTGTGTCACCGATCACGGGCTTATGGGTGCAATACCATCATTGATTTCAACTACAGAAAATTTTGAAAAAAAGAAATTTAATCCAATTTTTGGCTGCGAGCTTTACACTAATCCAATTCATAATGAACCTACAGAAAATGAAGAAGCTAGGGACAAGTTTATCAAGAACTTGTCGCCACAAGAATTTGAAGAATTTAAAGTATCTAGTCATATTCTGGCAATTGCAGTCACCAATAAAGGTTATGAAAACCTAACAAAGATTTGCAGTCTTGGTTGGAGTCAAGGGTTTTATCGTAAGCCTAGAGTTAATCACAACATATTAAAACAATATCGAGAAGGTATTGTTTTTACCAGTTGTTGCTGTGCTTCAGAAGCTGCTAGGGCTTTGCGTGTTCGTGGTAAAGAAATAGCTGAAGCAACTGTGTTGAAATATAAAGAAATGTTTGGTGAAAACTTTTATCTTGAGATGATGTTATTAGATTTTGAGTATCAGCATGAATATGATAAATTTTTAGTTGAAATGCACATTAAGCATAACATACCGATGATCATTACTAATGATGTGCATTATGCATTTCAAGAAGATAGCAAGTATCAAACATTGATGATGTTGGTTAATACAAAGCGCACATTGGCTGAAATTGAAAAATTAAAGGCAGAGAATGCTGATGTATTTGAATTGCAAGATAGAAATTTGTGGATGAAGTCTGAAGATGAATTAAATCAAAAGTGGGCAGAGAAATATTCTGATGTCATTCCTTTGGAGATTTATGAACAAGCGAAGATGAACACAGTTAAGATATGCAGAATGGCATCTGGTGTTAAGTTAGACAGAAGTGTAAAGTTGCCTAGATTGAATGATGACGAAGAGGTATTAAAGGAATTGGTATTGAAAGGAATGGTATACAGAGGAATATCTAAGTCAAATAGGGTTTATACTAGGCGTATTGCGGAAGAATTGGATCTTATTTTTAGGAAGCAATTTGCTTCTTACTTCTTAATTGTGAAGAGTTTTACAGATGAAGCTAGAAAAAAATGTCAAGAACTCACTGGCTTGGATGGTATCTATGCTGTCGGTCCCGGTAGAGGTTCAGGTGCTGGTTCTCTTGTGCTTTATTTGTTGGGTGTTACTGATGTTGACCCCATAAAACATGAATTGCTGTTTTCCAGATTCCTTTCTGAAAATAGAGGCTCTCAAGCTGTGCTAAAGTTTAGTCAACAGTGATGCCTTTTTCTCTCAACAATCTTTTTATTTCATCTTTGTTTTCCTCAATTTCAAGCAAAAAATACACATTATTATCAGTTAATTCCTTTTTATTATTTATAATTAATTTTGCTGTTTCGTATTTATTGCTTGAATTATAAATCAAAACTTCAACATCCATATTAGTTAGTTCTTTTTTATTTTTTATGATTTTTTTTGATATATCAAGTGTGTCTTCATCTGCATTAAACATAGAATTAAGTAATACTTCAACTTCCTTACTAGTTAATTCTTTTTTACGATTTATAATTTCATCTGCTATTTCCGTTTTATTTTTACCACTAAAACGCAACAAGCTTAACATGGTATTATAATTTAATTCTTTGTAATTTAAAATTATATTTTGAATTTTATGTATATCTGCTTCTGAAGCATTTTCCAATAAATCATGTATATTATCATCACTTAATTCTTTTTTATAATTTATAATTATATTTATTATCTCATCTTTATTTGTTGCGTATTTAAGCAAATTAGATACACTTGCATCAGTTAATTCGTTTATAAGTTCTGGGTGTTTTAAAAAAATTTTAATTTCAGATGGTTTTAATTTAAAATCTATTTTTGATTTAATTTTTTCTAATGTTACATCTTCATATCTTTTTAATAATTTACGATCAGATTCAATTAATTTATATTGTTCATCAGTCAAACCAACACTAAATCCAATATATTTATTTTTCAAATCATTAGGTAAAACAGCAAATTGATTATCACTCAAGCCTTCGTCTAATCCAACAAAAACATCCATGAATTTACTTTTTTGAGCATAATCCAGTTTAGCAAAATCTTCATCAGAAATTCCATACTTGTATTTATTGTAAAATGCTCTGTCTTCATCAGAAATTGGCACATGAGCAATTTTACTCTCTAGTCCAGATAACTCTGGCATTATTCTTAATATTTCATTCCATGACATTGGTATATCGCCATCATTCATAGCACTTGTTACAACATATTGTTTAGCATTAAGATCATTAGATTTAGCACCTAAAATAACTTGAATAACAATAAAGTGATACTTGTCTTTGAATTGACCAGTAAATTTGTTTCCTTCGGAATTCCAAAATTGAAATTCCTTTTGGGTTCTTTCTTTACTTTTCACAAAGTAAAACGCTGGTTCATGTTGTTTGTAACGATAAGCATAAAATAAATTAGAACTATCACTTCTTGCTACACACCAACTATATGGTATATTTCCTTTATATGTTATACAAGCCCTTGGAGTATCAGCATAAAATATTTGCACTTTATCGTTTTGAAATATTGGTTCAGCATCAACTTTGATTTCTTTAAATTGTGCGCCTTTTACATCTACTTGTCCTCTAACATAATCAACTAAAATTTCTAATTGATGAAAGTCAGGATAAGCATCAATATCATTTCTTTTGTTTTCAGGTACAGTCACTCCATGAATATTATCTCTTAACTGTTTGTAATTTTTATCTTTTATTTCCTTGAACCAATCAAGATATCTATCAACAATTACCTCTTCAATTCCTTGAGATATAAATTGTTGTTTTTTTTCATTGAATCCTTCAAGGAAAATTTTTTCTGTTAGATGTAACCATTCTTTAAAACAAATATTAATCATAATCAATCCAAATGGCTAACTTCATAGTCATCAAAGCTACTTCCTTTAGAGAAGTCTACATTTGGTGTTCCTTGATCGCCAAATGGTTTGTCGGTGTTATAACCTTTAGCACGATATGGCAAACCTTTTTTACCCTGCAAAGGAAAGCTATAATGCTTGCCCTTAACACCAGTATCTGCTGGACCTTCTGGTTGAGGAAAAGCATATGCTTTCATAATGTCTTGCAATTTTTTCTGGGAGTCACTAATCTCTAAATCTTTTTTGTATTGTTCCAATGTTTTAATCTTCTTAGCCATGTTTCACCTCTGTCTGTATTTAGGTTTTTTCTTGATTTTTTTGACGATGCAATATAAAATCTAACCATGAGCAACATATCTGTCGAAAATTTCAATCGCATTATAAATAACCAATTCAAAAAATTCCCATTCCACGAAGATCCAAGATACCAATTTCGTCTCAGATATGAACTTCTTGAAATAGAAACACAAAATTGTTGTGATTATTTTATTGATTTAGTCAAACAAAAAAAGAAATTTCCTAACGAAAACAACCTTCTTGTACCAGTTTTGCTAGGAATTTGCAATGAATATGACATTGAGCAAATGCCAAAAACAAAGACAAACGAATTCCCTGATGTTGACATAGACTTCCTAGCAGATGTCAGGGATTATCTAAAAAATGAATTCGCACCTAATGAATATAAACCTGAAAACACATGTTCTATCGGAACATATGGTAGATATGCATTAAAGAGTGCCATGATTGATATGGCACGAATATTTGGTTATGATCGCCAAGAAGTTCTTAATATCACAACCAATCTAAGAATGAAGGATGAAGATGGAGATGAATTAACATACGAAGAGGCTGTTGAGTTATATCCAGAACTGAAAGCATATTTAGAGAAGTATCCAGAATTAGCATTAGCTGTACAAAAGCTTATTCATCGTGTCCGCAATACTGGCAAACATGCTGGCGGTGTTATTGTAGCTAAGGATCAAATAAATAAATTTGTGCCATTGATGAAAACAACTGGTGGTGATTTTTTAGTTTCACAATTTGTTGAAGGACTTGCCAATCAAGAACTTGGACCTATTGGTCTGGTTAAGTTTGACCTCCTAGTTGTGTCTGCATTAGAGCAAATGGCTCATGCAGCAAAACTAATAAAGCAAAGGCATGATATTAAGGTAATTTCAGGAACTACGCACGATTGGGATAATGTAGATTATTTAAATGATCCAAAAGCAATTTCTTATGCCAATGAAGCAGATTTGATAGGCATATTTCAGTATGATAGCAATGGCATTAGAGAAGTTGTTAAGGCATCTGGTATTAACAGCTTTGATGACTTAGTTGCTATTGTTAGTCTTTATCGCCCCGGTCCCCTTAATGCAGAGATGGATCAAGTATTTATTAAGCGTAAAACAGGACAAGAAGAATACACAATCAATCCAGTCCTTGAGCCTATTCTTAAATCTACTTATGGTATCATTGTTTATCAAGAACAAGTTATGCGTTTGCTCAATGTTGTAGGCAAGATCCCTCTTAAAGATTGCGAAACAATCCGCAAAGCTATTTCAAAGAAAAAGATATCAAGCTTCATCAAGTATAAAGAAAAATTTATTGAAAACGGCATAAAAGTCTTACAGGTCACTAGAGAAGAAGTTGCTGAAATTTGGCAAAACCTTGAATACTTCTCTGCTTACGGATTTAACCTAAGTCATGCCACAGCTTACACTTATATCTCAAGTAGACAGCTTTATTTAAAGACATATTATCCATTGGAGTTTTTTACAGCTTTGTTGATGTTGGAACCCAGTGAGGAGAAGAGAAGGATATATATTACTGATGCACAGAATCATGGAATTGAGGTGAAGAGTGTTGATTTAAATATAAGCAAGTCTAGTTTTTCAATACATGACAATGTGATTTATATTGGTTTTGGTAATATAAAAGGAATAGGTAAAGATACGGCTGACAAGATTGTTGCATTGCAACCTTTCAAAGATGTTGATGATTTTCTTCGTAGGTTTGGTACAGATTCTAGTGTGTTAAAAGCTTTGATTCCATTAAAAGTATTTGGTGAGGATGCAGTTAAAGCACATAATTATTGGCAAGCATTTATGTCAAAGAACAAGAAAGTTGTTGACAAGAATAAAAGAGCGAATAAGTCTTACTTAGAATTAAAGAAAACAGTACTTTCTTACTTGCCAGAAAAGTATTGGAATTTGGAATTGTCTGAAGAATTGTTTGGAATTCTTAGGACTATAAATAAAACTTCTGATGTGGAAAAACTTTATAAAAAGTGGTCTAGGATGAATAGCAAAGAAGTTGCAACTATTGATATTAGTTATGAAGATTTCGATGATGATGACATGGTGATTGATGATAAGGAGGTTTTACTTGAGTTGAGCGATATTTGTGTGGCTGAAAGAAAGTATTATGGTTTTCAGTTTACTTGTAGGTTGAAAAATATGAAATCATATAATGATAACTTGACATTTGACAGTGTGATTAAATCCCACACTATGGGTGCGACCAAGCATATGGTTCAGATTGAAGTTTTAGATGTGAATAAGAGACTTTCTAAAGCTGGCAAGCCTTATTGTCAAATACTTGGTATGGACAGTCAATTTAAGGCTGAAAGAATCAATGTGTGGGAAGATGATTATGCTGTTTTTAGACATTTACTTGAGGTTAATAATTGTTTATCTATACAGGTCAAACCACCATCAAATGGTTTTTCGACTTATAGCTTGAATTCACCTCCAAAGCACAAGAGGTATTTGTTGCCATCAACAAATATGGATTTTAGAATTGTCTTAATGGACTAGATTGTCTTGCGTATATAATGTAATTAATATATTTTGTGTGATCAAGGTGGAAGATTTAGTTAAAATTTTAATTCCTTATAAAGAAATTAACAATAGTCTTAGTGTTGCTACGGCTAAAAGAAATGGTTTTTTTGTAGCAGAACAATTTTATAATTGTAGAGAAATTTTTCATGAAGACTTTCCTATTGCGAGTAATTTATTAGTTTGTATTCCTTCTTACAAAAAAACAAGATTAATTAAATTGTTTGAATTCATTGAAAGCGAATTAAACATTTTAAAAAGAACAAAAGTTTGCATCACGCAAAGAAAAAATATATTTTTTGTAAAATTGAGTAATTTTTGGAAATCAAAAATAAAATTTAGTTTATTGACATTGTTGATTCGGGCAGGTTGTAGAATATCAAATGATTTGTCTTTATTTTCTCTTGTTACAAAATCATCATATTTGAAAAAAACATATAATGCTTTTTATCTTTTCTTTTCGGGAAATACTAAATATTATGGTAAGAAAAATTCTTGGTTTAAAGAATTTAAAAATAAGAGCAAGGAAGAGTGTGAGAAGTTATTAAAAAAGAAATTGTAAACAGTATATATATGGATGGAGGCGAATATGTCTGAAATTTCAGAATGGGAAAAACAAAAAAATTTCATTAAAGATCTTTGTAATACTTGGGAAAAATCCAAGAAAAAAAAAGTAATTAATAGCAACGAAGTTTTTGAAAACAAGGCATATTGTACGCTTAAAGAGTCTTTTGATTATACTAGTTCTAATTATCAAGATGATTGGGATAGAATTTTCAAGCATAAGTCAAAATTTTTTTCAGAAGATGGCGATGGTAGCCTTCTCAATGAAGCTGCCAAAAAAAAACCTAAAAAAAAAGTAAGTAAGAAAAAAAAATCTTCTTCATTTAAAAAAGCAGTCATGAAGGAGAATAAACCAAACAAGAATCCTTATGATTTGCTCAATCCTGATGCTTTCAAATATGTGAATTTGAAATCTAGTATTGAAGAGCCAGATGCTACAGATACTGATCTTGTGCCCAAAGTTAAAAAATTAGCTAATATTCCCAATAAAGTTGATTCTCATACTTATGGCAGGGATGGTTCTGCCAAGAGTGGTAAGACTAGAGTTTCTGCTGGTTGGACTGAAGATCCCAACATGAGAAAATTAGAAGATCTAAAAAAGAAGCTTTACGATCTAGAATGTAAGATGAGTGATCCAGATGGTCTGGATGAAGTAAAAGCAAAAAAAATGCAAAAGCAATTTACTAGATTAAATAGTGACATCGCTGATTTAAGCGATAAATTTGCTGGCGATTACAAGACCAATCATTATTATGGCTGATTTACCCAAACCTTTCATGATTCGTTGTTTGAAATGCCGGTGGGCAGAAACATCCACCGGCATTTCTTCTGATTTGACGCATCTTACTGAAATTCCACGAACATGTATGAATTGTGGTAGTCCTCGTCAATTTAAATGTCCGAAATGTGGTCGCCCTGCCAAGATGTTGCGGATTAAAAAAAGTGCGCCGTAAAGTAATATTAAAAAAAGACATTTCTAAAATTCAATTCAATGAATTAGTTTTCAACAAACATGTGTTTGTTGAAGATAACGAATTTAAAAAGAAAATGTTTTTTTTATCATTTGGTGAATTTGGTTGTGAAACTTTATTGCCGACATTTTTGATACCAAGGGTTTCTGCTAATTTTCCTGAATATAGAAAAATTATTATTGGCTGGAGCAATAGAGAATATTTGTATCGTGAATTGTGTGATGAATATTGGGAATTAGATCCTAAACATATGGTTTTAAAAAATGTTTCTTATGCATTTGAAAACACTTCAATTGAACTGAAAAGCCTTTACAAGAGGTTGCTCCCACTTGGGATCGTTATTGATGGAACCAAAATAGGTAAATTGTGTGTCAAAGCTAGATGCAAAAAATGTTCTTTTGAATTTGAAGCAGACCGTGGTGATATTTATTGCGCTAAATGTTATTCAGAAAATATAGAAAAATCTTTATTTCAAGGATCAAAAATTTATAAAAAATATGCAGCACCCTTGCCCAATATTAGAAAAGAATTTATTGATTTTGCTGATGGTTATATTCCAGATAATACTGTTGCTTTGTTTGCTAGAAACAGAAAAACATATGGAAGAAATCTTTCTTTTGATCATTATGAAAAAACAATAGATAGATTAATATCTTTGGGATACAATATTGTGCTTTTAGGAGAAAGCGTTTCTTCTTATAATTTGAAAAACAATAAAATTATTAATTTTATGGATCATGAATTTGCAGGTAATTTGGAAGCTGCCTTTGCGATAGTCAATCGGTGTGTTTTTTCTTTGCAGTTTTTTACAGCTTCTAGTCGCATAAGTAGTATATTGAATAAACCTTTTATTTTGTTCGAATCAGTTGATCAAATATATGGAAGAGGTCAAGAAGGTATTAGATTGTCTTTGATGACAAAAAACTATAATAATAAAAAGATTGTATTAGCTAATTATTTGGATGTTGCAGAAAACACAAATGAATCGATTGATTTGATGGAACAAGCTGTACAAGAACTTATAAAAGAAAAAAAATCTCATGATTTGTTTTTACGACCAAATAGTTTTGCATCTTCTTTACAAGAAAGTGGCATGAAAAGATTATGGTAACACAATTAGATATTTCTGAAATATTACAAGCTGCTGTTACAAGAGGCAATTTTTATAGAGAAAAATTTGATTCTAAAAATGTACCAGACAATATGCAGAAAATTATTGTCATCCCTATTTTCGGTGATATTTCTCACATTCTAGTTTTTGCAAATTACATATTCCCTGCAATGAGGAAAGATATCAATTTAAAAGACAAATACATTATCATTGTAACTTGGAAAGGTTTTAATAAGTTTTTTTCTCAAGCAGATGAAGTTTGGTCTTTGCAAAACAATGATAATGTTGATAGATTTTACGAAAAGAGTGAAGGATTTACAAACAAGTCTGATAGCTTAAATGTTGTTTTTCGTAGTTTAAATGAATATTTTAGGAATGTGGTTGATCCAGCAAAATTCTCAAATCAGTTTCATTTCGGATTCAAACTGGACAATATTAAGAATAAAAATGTCGAAATAATTAAAAATAATTTGCCTAATATCAACTATTTGAATCAAAAAATCATTAATCAAATTGTTGGCTTAGGTGAAAAAAAAGTTTTCTTGATTCCATTTAAATTCTTGCGACAATGGAATTTAGGTAAAGTCAATAATTACAAAATTTCTTCTACATTTTATGCCAACACAATAAACTCTTTGAACAAAAAAGGTTTCAAATGTGTAATTCTTAAGAATTATTTAACATTTGATTTGTCTAAAGATTTTGTAGATGATCCGAACAATATTTTTGTACAAGAAGATGATTGGTTTTTAGTGATGTCTTATATGCTTTCTACTGGCATGTATGTTGATTTGTTTGCTGGATTAAATTGTTTGGCAATTTATTGTGGTTGTCGTAGTGTTACGGTTGTAGAGAGAAATATGCATGTTGTTTCAAATGCAAATGATTTGGAATTGTGCATGAACGATAAGATTATTGATCATAAACTCTTTTCATTTTTTGAGTTGAATTATAATTTAATTGATAAAAAATTGTTTTTCATAGATAAATTAGTTTGTCAAATTGATGAATTGGGTGAAACTAAGATTGATGTAAATAGTTTGAATTACAACATTGATCTTGATGCGACTGTTAGCAAGAAAATTAAAAAGTTGCAACCAAAATTCATCGGTTTAAACAAGAAAATTATTGGGGATTAAAATGTCACGCAAAGCTAATGTTCGTGTAGTTTCTAAGGACAATGGTTACGATGATAATAGAGAAAAATCATTTAAGTCTCTTTTAAGTGCTTTTCGTCAAGCAGTTAACAAGGCTGGTATTCTCAGGGAATATCGTTTGCGTGAAACTTACGAAAGTCCTGCACAAAAGAAAAGACGCAAGGCTAGAGAGAAAGAAGTAACTATTCTAAAGAATCAAATGCGTGAAAGCTTCCCTGTAAAGAAGAAAGAAAAGTCATGTCAGAAAAACAAAAAGTAATTACTTTTGGAGTTCCAGAATCTTTTCACAGCAAAATCAATGATGTTGCTTTGTCTAAAGGGCAAAAGATTTCTGATTACATGAAGAAGTTTGTCAACGATTATTTCAATGAAGATATGACAGTTTCAAGAATTGTCTTAGATGTGCCAAGAGATAAGCGTGGAGATAAAGCTTATTTAAATGCTTGGTTTAAGCAAAAATCTGACTACTTAGTTGAATATTTTTACAACCAATATTTAGAAGAACAAACTCCAAATAGTACTCCAACAGCACATGAGGATTGCGAATAATGCCTCTTAGTTTGGCTCAAGTTTATGATGTTTGTTTGGCAACAGATCCAGATGGCAAATGTTGTCGCTATCTTTCTGAAGATGTCGATGGGCGTGTTTACCATTGTTTGAAAAAATCAAGTTTTAAAAAAGAAATAGATCAAGAAGTTAAAAACAATTCTGGTAAAAGTTTGAGCATGCCAAAAGGTGATAATTGTGAAGGTTATCCAATATTTACTTGCTTAGTTGTTGGGTATGACATTAAAAAAGATTGACAAGAATTGACATTGTCGTTAAAATGCGTCATCTCCTCAGTAAAAGGATTTGCGAGGTTAAGCGTGATGCACAGACTTGACGATGTTTGTTTTTATGATGTTTCCGAAGAAGAAAACTTTGATTTTTATCTTGATGAAGAAAATTTAGAAAAAACTTTTTACAAAGTTTTTGAAAATTTAAACGATGTTAATGGTTCTCCTATCACCAACAAAATAGTTTTTAAAAAATCTTATATTCAGGTTGTAGAAAAATGTACTATTGAAAATTCTATGGATTTAATTTACAGTCTTTTAAATAAACACTTGGATTATCAAGAAACAACATATTTTAGAGATGATTCAGAATCTTTACCTTCTTCTGATGTGCTAAAAGTGATTGAATTAATTAGGCATTTACACGGAATGAAGATCCCAAAAAGATTTATTGGAGGGTTTTTGTTGCTGATGGTTAAATTTATTTATTTTCCTATACAACAAGCATAAATAAATCAAATGGCAGCTTTTGAAGATTATAATTTACTTTGGCTAAATTCAGATTTCATAAGCAGAAAACCTGCTAAAGAGCATGCTTTTCTTTATAAATATTTCAAAAACAGAATACAAAAACTGGCTATGGAGTATTTTTATGTGATGGGAGAAGATAATATTTATTATTTTCAAGATCACACAGGTTATAGAGTTTCTCCTTCTTTTTTGTATAAGCAGCATTATAAATTTAAAAATTTATTATCAATATATAATAATGCCAAAAAAGATTTAAATTTCAATATTTTGAGAGATTTAGATCAGGGAAAAATAAAAATAAAAGATTTAGGAGAAGAAAATGTTAATAAAGTATGATGCTTGGCGCAAAATGAATGAATCATCTCCTATGACTCGGCAACGATTAGGTTGGGGCAGAATGGGTTCGTACCCACTTAGAGCAGATTTTATGTCTCACAGTACACCTCCTCCAGACATCATGAACAAAATGATAGATGAGTTTGGTACTACTGACGGAAAGCACAAACCTAAGAAACATAAACATAGGAAGAAACATGGTTAATTGCAGATATTTATCTAATTCTTTAACTTCAACTAGTTGTGGTTGCAGTACTGCTATCGCTGAAATGCCAATTTATGTTGTTAAACAACACAGTACTTATCCTCCGTTTAAGGTTGATGTTACTGATTGTAATGGGGAACCATATGATTTGAAAGATTTAGTTGTTGAAGCAGCTATGTGGACAAATGCAAAGTTGAAATCAGCCATAACGATTGCCGATAATTTGATTAAATTTGCTGACAATATTGGCTATGATAGCGTTGGAACGAATGCTATTCTACATGTTTCTAATGGAAGAGATTTTGAGAGGATGACAATTGTTGGATTTGATGATGTCAATAAAGTGATTGAAGTAAATAGAGGAGCTTGTGACACCACAATTAGACCTTGGGCAAAAGGCTCTTCTGTGAAAATATTAAGGTTTTTCAATTCTCCAGCATCATCTGAATTGACTTATTATGATAGAGAAAATATTGACGGAACTACTACTTTAAATGTTTTACAAAGAAGTACACTAATTTATGAATGGAAACCTGAAGATGTTTGCTTCATTGGGAAATATTACTTTGAGTTCAAAGTTTTGAAGATGAATCTTTTGACTAATTTAGATTCTATAGACTTTTCAACAATTAGTATCACTCCAGTAAGTGAGATCAATTACCATTGTGAACTGGGTCTTGGTGTCGAATGGGCAAGAAGATTCCCCAATGACAAAGAGGGTTTTGTGATTGAAGTTACTAGTAGTCCAACAGCGGAGTGTTAATTTTGCTAGATAATAATCGTTTGCGTGTCAATTTTCAAATTAGGATTCCACAAGTAAGAGTGATTCAAAATGGAGAACAGCTAGGCATTATGCCTACCGATAAAGCAAGGAATATTGCTTATGATCAAGGTTTAGATTTAGTCGAAATGGTTCCAAACGCTCATCCTCCTGTGTGTCATATTCTTGACTATTCAAAATATAAGTATGAACAAAAAGTCAAGCATAAAGAACATATGAAAAAGCAAAGAGAAATGGTTCAAATTGTCAAGGAAATAAGATTATCTCCTTCTATTGGTCAACATGATCTTGATATTAAAATCAAACATATTTTCGAATTTATTGCTAATGATAAAAAAGTTCAAATTTTTATGAAATTTCGTTCTAGAGAAATGCAACATAAGGATGTTGGCTTTGAAAAAATTAATCAAATTTTAGAAAAGTGTAAAGAACTTGCTGTGGTGGAATTACAACCTAAATTTGAGGGATCTAAATTAATTTGTCGTTTGGCTCCACAAAAAACTAAAGTTGCTAACTAGTTTAAATTGTACATGCGTTTAAAGGCATGATAAACAAGAGGATTAAAAAATGAGCGAAGTCGGTAAGGTTGTAGGCTGCAAGCCTTGTGGCAATCAGGTTTTGATTGAACTTTTGACCACTCAAGAAATGGCTAATACCAAACTTATTCTCAATAATAATAGCAAGAGAATGGGAGCAGAATACCAAGCTATAGTTTTAGCTATAGGACCACAAGTTAATTTTGAGTCTTATGGATTCCAAGTTGGTGATCGTGTTGTTATTTCTGGAAATGCTGTACCAGCACCTGAATACGGTCCAGAATCTGAAAGAGAAAAAGTTCTTGTTGACCCTACAGCTATTAAAGCTGTACTGGTCTGTAAGTGACATTTTTTATCTTATACATAGGGCGTAGGTAATCAGGACCACAAAATGACGCTTCTATATCAATTATATTTGACGAATCACTGCTAATATCTTTTCCATGTCTTTGGAAAATGACTTTTAGCTTGGTGTATTTGGGGACCAAAGGTGTTTCTCCCTTGATTGCACGATATTGTGTAGGGGAGAAAAACAATTTGGTCCCGTCTTCTAGTTCTGCTTCAATAATTTTTGTTTTATCTGAAAGTCTTTTTACTATACCTTCTTTTTTAATTGTAGGAATATCAAAAATTCCGTCATTTATTGCCATGTCTAAATCTGGTAAATGGTTTGGGCGACCAGTATATCCAAAAGTGGAAACAGCTTGTGATCCTGTATCACTGCTTGTGACCATAGCGCCGGGAAACATAGACATGTTTTCTATGAATTTTTTGAATCCGATCATTTTTCACCCTATATTAATATGTATGTAATTTTATAAGGATTTCACCATGTCAATAGAAAATCATAATTTTGATTTAAATAATCAATCAAAAAAACCAAATTTATCAGATAGGAATTCTTTATTAAGAAATACGCCAAAGCCAAAATATTTAACACATGATATGGTTGCAAAATTCATAAAAGATTCAATAAACGATGTAAACATCAAAGAAAATTTACTTTTAAAATTGAAAAAATGTCCTGATGGCGCATTACAAAATTTTTTAGATAATATTGATAAAAAAATTGCAACAGTAATATCTGAAATGTCTCCAAAAAAAGAAAAAAATGATTTGATTAAAATTGCCAAAGAGGTTACTATCAAAGACATAATTGCTTTGAGAAGCAGTCTTTCGGAGCAATCTAGAAAGGAGTTTAAAGATGAGTCCTCTCCAAGTTGAAATTGTCTGTGAAGACAAAGAGTTTATGCCTGTTAGGGCAACATCGGGTTCTCTCGGATTGGATTTGAAAGCAAAGTTAGATGCAGATGAGATGATGCTGAATCCGCTTGAAACAGTTAAGATTAAAGCTGGATTTTGCATGGCTATTCCACATGGATATCATGCCAAGATTGTTTCCAGAAGTGGCATGTCAAGCAAGGGTATTGTTGTCACCAATGCTCCGGGGATCATTGATTCTGACTACCGTTCTGACATTTGTGTTTTGTTAACCAATATTGGTAAATTTCCATACAATTTAGAAAACAAGACTAGAATAGCTCAAATGTTTTTTGAAAAGAATATTGATACAGAATTTGTTCAAGTTACTTCATTAAATCAGACAGAGCGTGGTGCAGGTGGATTTGGGTCAACTGGGGTCAAGTGAAGTGAAAGTATACATTATCGTTGGTGTTGCCACCGAAATTGAAGGCAGAATAACTGCCGTTAAATTGGAAAAAGCATTTGCAACTGTTGAAGCAGCACAAAAATACATGGATAGTGTTCCAAAAAGCTATCCTGAACAAATAAAAACTGAAACATCAACAATCAGTTGTTGGTGTGAACGGAATGTCCAAGAAATAGAAATTGAGGGTTAAAATGCAATCTAATGCAAACGAAGTTAAAAACGAGATTAAAATAGATCTTGCCAAGGCTAATGTGCAAGATTCCGTGTCTATTGTAATTGTTCACAAAGATAAGCCAGAGTATTTAAATATAGCTTTACAATCCATAGCAGTAAATTCTATTAACAACAATTATGAAATTGTTGTTGTTGATAATGCTAGTGGATCTGACACACAAATGTTTTTAGATGATTTAGAAAAAGATGTAAAAGTTGTCAGATCAGATAAAAATTTGTATTTTAGTGCTGCCGCTAATTATGGATTCAGACATGCAGATAAAAATAGTAAGTATATTATTTTCATGCACTGTGATGTAGTTATTTTAAATCCTGCTTGGATTGATTTGTTAATTAATGTTGCTGAAGCCAATAAGAGTGGTTTGGTTGGCGTAGAATCTGGATCTTATTTAATTGGAAATCAAAAAGCAGAATATGTACAAGAGTGGTGTGTGTTAATGACAAGGCAATGTTTTGAGAAAATTCACGGTTTTCCAGAACAATTACCTTTAGTTGGCAACGCATTTATCACGACACTAAGAGCGCAGCAAGAAGGTTTCAAACCACAAGTGATGAAAAATAACATTCTTCATCACTACAAAGTTTTTGCGATTGATGTGAATACTTTTGAAAAGTTGTCAGAAGAAGCTATGGCTTTATTGCCAAAAATTGTTAGTCAAGCACAAAGCAGATCTATTTAAGGAGAGTGTATGAAAGTTAGTGAATTTTTCAAGTCTCTTGATTCAATATCCGACAGTTTCAATATCATTTTTAAGACACCTGATTGTAAGATTTTGCCTTTACATTTTCATGTAACAGAAGCTGCAACAGTATTTAAAAAGTTTAAGGATTGTGGTGGAGTTGATAGAGAAGAATCATACGCATCCATTCAATTGTGGACAGCAGATGATTATAACCATCGACTTACGACAGGAAAATTGAGAAAAATTATTCTTAACACTTTGATGGAAAATGAAAATGACATGGAAATGCTAGTTGAACACGAAACAGATACACTGAGTGTTTATACTGTTGAAAATTATGAAGTAATTGGTGAAACCATTCTTTACCTTTTAGGCAGAAAAAAGACGCAATGCCTTTCACCAGATCAATGTGGTGTCAAGAAAGAAATTACTGAAAAAAAATGTTGTAAAAAGGGTGGTTGTTGTTAATCTAGATTTTTAATAAAAGCCATCAATTTTGGATGGTTGTATGTTTCTATGTGATGATTGGCGTATGTAGAAGCAAAAAACATACAAAAAAGTTCTTCTTCATTCATTTTGGGCTTGCCTTTATACAATTTGGCAAGCCTTTTCCATTCACTTTTTTGTTTACTTGTAATAATTTTTTCCCAAATTAAATGAGCCACTTCATGTAAGAATGTGAATTCTCTTCCGTAGTTCCAAGGTGCAGCCACTTCAATATCAAATTTGTGTATTATCCCAATATGTTTTCTGTCGCCGTTAAGTGTGTTTTTACAAGTTAATTTAATGCTAAAATTTTTCAGTAATTTTTGATATCTTTTAGGAAGCTTGTTAATAGTTTTATGAAGATTTTTTTCTTCCTCTGATTTTTGTTCTAAGAACATAATAAAACTTCTCATGCTCTATATATGATTATGAAAAGAAGAAAAAAAACCAAGCCTGAAGAAATTCAGAAACCAGTTCATGCCTCACAAAAGGCAAAATCCGTTTTTCATATTGAGTTTCTCAATCCTATGCAAAAAAAGTGTTGGGAAACATTAGAAAACAACGACATTACCTTCTTACTTGGTAGTGCTGGCAGTGGTAAAACTTTCATCTCAACTGCTTATGCTGTTTTTCAATTGTTGAAAAAACAGACTCAAAAAATCATGATTACAAGACCAACTGTAGAGGCAGGCGCAAGCATTGGTTTTTTACCGGGATCGGCGGATGAAAAGCTTCATCCATATATGTTGCCAATTTATGATACTTTCGATGATTTGGTTGGCAGAGATGGCGCACAGCGTACTTTCTTAAATAAGTCTCTTGAAGTTGCTCCTATAGGGTATCTTCGTGGAAGAACCGTGAAAAATTCAGTTTTTATTTTAGATGAAGCGCAAAACTGTACTTATACACAAATTAAATTGTTTTTGACAAGAATCGGACAAAATGGCAAGCTGATTATCACGGGTGATCCTAAACAATCTGATTTGCCGGGAAAGATTGCTTTACTGGAGATAGTGGACAAACTCAAAGATGTAAAAGGTATTGGCATTGTTGATTTGCCAGATTCTTCAATCGTAAGGCATCCGCTGATATCTTCGATTGTTGAAAGAATCTGAAAATGGCTCTTACTTATCGATATTCGACTTCTGGAAGTTTAACTTTATCGGGTTCTTCTGATAATTTGTCTCACATTTTACATTATTACAAATTTAATGATAACAATCTTGATAGTTTTGGTTTTTTCGATTTAGTCGGTACAAACCAGTATCAAGCAGGAATAATAAACAAATCTGTATTAACTTCTAAATTTTCAAAAGTTGAGGGCAATGCTGCATCAAATGGTGCTTTTTTCAGTGGCAATTCTTTTACTTTGTGTTTGTGGTTTGAAATTGGAACTACTACAAAAGATCAAAACATATTTCACCTAAGCAGTCCAGATCAAGATTTGATAATAAAATATTCTTTTTCATCAAAGAAAATATATTTCAATACATTAAGCAACCCAATTTCTTCTACCGTTTTATCAGGTACTGTTTGGTATTTTGTTTGTATCAAAAAAATTGGTTCAAATGTTTATGTTCAGCTAAATAACCAAAGTCCAACAACATACACTTACAATTATAATCCAATAAGATTTAATTCAGTTATTGCTACTGATTTAGATGTTCTTTCACCAACAAAATATTCTGCTTTATTCTTAGACGATGTGAGATTTTATTTTAGTCCTCTTAACAGTGAAGAAATTAGTTATGTTTACAACAGCGGTAAGCCACAAGAAATACAAGGTGGCGATGAAGCAAATTTGTGGGACAATCCCACGCATTATTATCCTTTTGACAACTTTTTGTCAGATCAGAGCGGCAATGCCAATTTATCAATAGTTACTTATAGTGTTTCTGGGGGGACAAGTTCAATTGTTGAAGGAAATTATGGCAATGCATTGCAAATAGGAAATACTTATTCTTTAAATAGTTACCTTGGCTATGACTATTATGGGTATACATCATATATTGGTAATATTTTGGGTAATGCTGGTGCTAGTTATTCCATCTCATTTTGGGCAAAAAGATTATCTAATCCTTTGCCGGAAATAATAAATCAAATCAGCATCATTTCTATACTTACATCATTTGATAACAATATTTTGCAATTTGGTTATGATGGTAAAAACATATTTAAAGTAGACGATGGAACTCTTACAGGTTCATCGATTGAAATTTCATCTGTTTTGACTGACTGGAATCATTTTGGCATAGTTTATAATTCTCAACATGGAAGATATACATTTTTTCTGAATGGCGTTATTTTTGGTGAAATAGTAGCAATTAGAAGTTCTTCTACAGCAGGAAAATTTTATCTTGGTTGGGATGGGACCACATTAGTTTCAGGTAGTCCTTATTTGTGCCAAGACGCTTTAATTGATGATTTTAGAATTTATAACACAGCTATTTCTGGTTGGGACATATATGCTCTTTACACTTTAGGTTCATTTGGCGATTTTGAAAAAAGCTTAAATATTAATTTTAATCTTGGAACTTTGCCATTGAAAGGATATCAGGTAGAATCATATAATTTTTATGAAGATGATCCAAAAAGTCAAATTGTGATACCTGATCCTGAACACAAGTTGAGGAGCATGGTTCAGCAAATATGGGCTAGAGATGTTAATGAAGTTTGCAAAATATTAAAATCAATATACTTTTTTCCAAGTATAAAATCTATATCTGAATGGTCAAATAATTTAGTGGGTCAATATGGTGGTGGAGATCCCGGCAGAGATACTTATGGAACTTATGTAAAAATAGAAAATTTTTGCGACAATGCGGATTGTGTTGATTTTTGTCTTACTGTAAATTCCACCGTCACAATATCAGCAATAGCATTTGCTACATCAAGTAATGACGAAATATTTGGTTCTGGAGGCGCTGATTTAACTGGAAGCGCAACAGTTTATTGCAGTAGAAATAAATACATTTCAGATGGTTATTTCGAATTATCAGGAATTGCTAATGCATCTCAAATTGGCGGTATAGATGGAACCGCTTATACAGCTAATGGAGGATTTGATGCTTCTGGATCAGCAGAGGTTTGGTCATCTGATCAAGGTTCTATTGTTGTAGAGGCTGGTGCTGATATATCAATATTAAAAGTCACCCCAATATTAAAAAATGTAGATGGTAGCAGTTTGACTGGATCTGCTTTGTCTTCCCGTGAAACCATATGTGATTGCAAAAATGTACCATATCAAATACAATTAAGACATAATTTAGACAAGATGAGTGAGTTAACTAGATTTGTTTATAGAAACAATTTATCGTTACCTTCTATAATTTCGTTAATTTACAATGAAAAAATTTCACAATATTCTGGAAACATCAGACTTTCTGGTCTGTCTTCATTCGTGAATGCGAATGAAGTATGGAATATTACTTTCAACCTTTATTGCACAGGAGAAAAAAATCAATTTGCAAACAGATACAATTGGATATTAAATTTAAATATTAAAAGATCCACAGTTGGTTTCGTTGATAAGGAAACAAATGTTATAATTTATCTTTTGAGTAGTTATATATGCCCACAGTTTGATGCTAGTAAATTTAAATTTAATGTAAATCTTAATTTGAATACTCTAACAACACAAATAAATAATTCTTCTTTCATTAACTCTTCTAATATTAATGACAGGATTGGCTTGTTTCAATCAGAGGCGTGGTTATCAAGTCCGTACTTAATCATGTCAGTGGGAGCATAAAATTGCCAACAGAATATTTGTTAGTTTCAATTACAATTGTTAACACAATTTTATTTGGAATAGTTTTTTATTTTTTAAGATATCAGTATTTAGTTTTGAAAGATAATGCTGAAGCTTTTAAAATGCTTGTGGAATTTGTGAATAAAAATTTTGAAAAAAATTTAGAAGATCATGAAAATATTGTTAAAGTTGTTAACGAAAATGATGAGAAAGTTGTACAGTCATTAACTGAGAATGATCAAAAAATAGTTGACATGATTTCAGATATGCAAAAAAATTTAATAAATTTGGCTATGTTTTTAGGTTATCGACCAAGAAATTTAGAGGATCTTTAAAAAATTTAAACACGCTCTATTAGGTTGATTATAATGGGATTCAATTATGCGTGTTATTTACAAAAAATTTCATTCTACACGCAATTTTGGTGTGGAACTTGAAGTTGGCAATGAGTATCCAAGAAGCTTCATATCAGGAATAATAAAAAATTCAACTAATATGAAAGTCAATATATCAAACTATACTCAATCCGTGAATAATTCTCATTGGGTTGTAAAAACAGATGCATCTTGTGGTAAAAAAATTAAAAGCAATGGTATCAACGAAGGTGGTTATGAAATTGCTTCGTTTGTTGCTTCTGGTGTCGAAGACATAAAAAAAATAGCAAATGTTGCTCACGACCTGAAAAAGAATGGTGTTAGGGCAAATAATAATTGTGGCTTTCATATTCATGTCAACACTTCGGATTTTTCTGAAGAGCAAATGGGTAAACTGATTAGTTATTGGATTTTAATAGAAGATGTTATTTTTAATGCAGTTCCTTTCAGAAGGACAGTTAATCGTTATTGCAAAAAAGTTAAAATAAAAAACAAGTGTTTTGACGCAGCATTAAGATCAATAAAAGACAGTAATAAAATATGGGAAATGTACAGACCAAAAACAATTAATATTAGGAACCCTTCTGAAAAAAGATTTTCTCTTAATTTGTTGAATTTTTATGCTGCAACAAAAACTAAATTTAAAAGAAAAACAATTGAATTTAGATTTCCTGAAGGAACTCTTTGCCAAAATACTGTCAAACATTTTATTTTTTTGCTCTTAAGTTTTGTTGAAAATACTAAACAAATCAATCCCCCCAATTACAAAAATATTTCTGTTGATAAGTTTTTAATAATATGTGGTTTAAGTGATAGCAAGTCTTTGTGCATTTTAGATAATGATTTAATAAAAACAAAAATTTGGCTTTTAAAAAGAATAATTAGATTTAGTAGGCTTATTGAGTATAAGAATCAAGCAAAAAAGATTCTTACTAAGATTTACAAGGGGTGTGGCAATGCCAAATCATTCTAAAACTAAGCGTGAAATGTTTGATGCATTTGTTAAAAAATATCCCAATATTCCTCCAATTTTTATTGCTAGAAATCTTGATTATCATTCAAATCTGGGCGATTGTTTTGACAACATAACTGATTATAAAAAAATTGCTATTCAAGAATTTAACAATAATCAAAAAAAATGGTTGAGTAAAAATTTGTGAAAAAATTAATTAGAAATAATAAATATGTTATATTGCATAATCAGAAAAATATCGGCAATTTGATAACTAGAGGTGAAATTATGTCTATTGAAACAACCAGTACAGTAGATGCGCCAAATACTCCTCAAGAACGATCATATCAAAGAATTTTTAGCTTTGCCAGCTTTATAATTGGTTTAGCCAAAAGTGTTGGGTTGTTTTTGTTTGGTATTTTTCTTGGTCTGGGTATTGTTCTTAGAGATCCTCCACCAGATAAAAAAAATCTTGTAATTATTGAACAATTAAAAAATGAAAATGCTTCTTTAAAAATGTCATTGAAAAAACAAGAAGAAATTAAAATTCCTGTTTTTGGTGAAATTAAAAATGGTTTGATCGTTGGTCGATAAAACTTGTATTTGCTCAATCTATTAAAGATGTAAGTGCAGAACACTTGATCTTTATGGAGGGCAATGGCGTGGACAAAAACTACATCAAATTGATCCAAGAATTTGAACAAGCAAGTTCTATGATGAAGCCATTTGCCAACTTCATTGGCAGTTATTTTAAAAATTTGATTGAAAACGGTTTCTCAAGACAAGAGGCGTTATCTCTTGTTGAAAGTTATCAAGTTATGATTTTTGATCGAGCTTTTGTTCATATTGATCAAATTGATAATAATGATTTTGATCATGATGATTATATTGATGATGATGTGGAATATTAATTTCATTTAAATAACAATAACAAAGCCGATTAAGGAGTTATAACATGAGCTTTATCAACATCGGTAGTTCCAAGCATCAAGTTGGTCAATCTTCTTGTGATGAGTGTCTCAACGGATATCCACGCAAATGTTGTTGCGGAGGCATGATTCACGCTGAATTTGGTGGTCAAAATTCTCCATCAAAATATCTTTGTGATAAGTGTGGTGACAGATTTATCAAAAACACTTATGTTCCTAGAAACAAAAAGCCATTTCACAAAAACAAAACAAAATTAAGAGCTAAAAATGACAACTAAACTTTACACTGGCTACGGAGACAAAGGTTGTACTTTTACTAAGCGCAACCCCAAAACTCCTAAACATGATAAACTAATTTGCCTGATTGGCGAAATAGATGATTTCAACAGTCATATCGGCTATTTAGTTTATTTGCTTGAAAAGAAATTTCATCAAGCTGAGTATGCTATTTTTCAAAACAGGATTCAATCTTTGTTGTTTCATATTGGTGCTTTTCTTGGCTACAATTCTCCAATAAAAAAAGAAGTTTTAGAGAAGGCTGTTTCCACAATTGAATATCATATTGACGATCAGGAGAAAAAGAATCAACCTATAAAAAATTTCATTTTGCCTCATGGCACTCAAGCTGCATCATTCGCACATATATGTCGCTCTAAAGCTAGAGGAGTTGAAAGATTAATTTGTGAATATATGTCATATCAAGACAATATATCTGAAACTAATGAGTTGATTCAAGTTTTATTCAACAGATTAAGTGATTATTATTTTAGCCTTGCTAGAACAATAAATCGTTTGAATGGCAAAAACGATCTCGTTTGGAAAGCAGATTCAAGTGAATACGACTTCTAACAATACAAAAAATAAAAACAAGAATAAAAGATATGATTGGTCCGTAAATAAAGAGATGGACCAAAAGTTAACCAAACCAGTACTTGTACTCAACAAGCATTGGATTGCTGTAGGGACTACACCGCTTTATAAAGCGTTTAATTTGATATTCAACAACACAAAAAACAAACATAAAGCTGAAATCATTGATATTGATTGTGTTCCATATACTTGGGAACAATGGAGTCTTTTAAACCCGACAGAAAATGAAGAAACCATTAATACTGTTTCATGTTCATTTAGAATACCTCAAGTTATAAGACTTCATAGTTACGATAAAATGCCGCAACAACGAGTTGTTTTTTGCAGGCATAATTTGTACAGACGAGATAATTATCAGTGCCAATATTGTGGAATTAAACCCGGATCTGAAGAACTAACAATTGATCATGTGTTGCCTCGTTGCAAAGGTGGTATGACCACTTGGGAAAACTGTGTAATTTGTTGTCCAGATTGTAACAAAATCAAAGGTGGCAGACTTCCTGAAGAAGTAAGACATTATAAATTCCCGCATGGTATGCGGTTATTAAAAGAACCTAAAAGACCGAAATATAGAGAAATGAAAATGCATACTTTTTATCCTAGTTGGAACCAATGGCTCAATGAAACATATTGGAATATAGAGCTAGAAAATGACAACTGAACAAAAATCTTTTGATACTTTAGTAAAAGTATATCCGCCGAAAGAAAAAATATTTGATATTATTGTTCCTTTTCATGGTTGTTATCAAGCAGTAAGCAATTTGGTAAAAACAATTTTTATGTATTCTTCTGATATATTAAACAAATTAATTCTAGTTGATAACGGTTCAGAAAATAAAGAATTTGCTTTAATGTATAGCGACCACCCAAAAATAAAAATTGTTAGAAGTGAAGTAAATTTAGGATTTGGCGGTGGTGTTAATCTGGGAATAAAAAATGCAGAAAAATTAACAGTAATCATTATGCACAGTGATTCTTACTTGTCTGATAAAAAGTCTTTGCACAATTTGTACAATGATTTTATTAGTCTTAGAAATAATAATGTGGCTATGATGTCTGCAATAAGCGATAACCCTCAAGTAAATGAAAAAATTTTATTGAGAAAGTCTGTTGTCGATGAAAATCCTATTATTTTAAAAAATGATTTTATTCCTATGTATGGCTGCATACTTGATTTGGCATCTTGGCTTGCATGTCATGGAGTGCCAGAATTTCCTCTGGCATGGTTTGAAGATGAAGCTTTTTGTTTCAAGTTAAAGAATGCAGAATATAACATTGCTGTTTCTTACAGAAGTTTCATCGGTCACAAAGGATCTCTTACAATTAAAAGTCTTGTAGAAAAAAATAAAAGAAATTTGGAAATAATGAAATCAAATATTCAACTTTTTAACAAAATAAGAAAATAATACTAAATATTTAAGGAGGATAAAAATATGAATAATGTACTTACTAATACTTTCCAATGTTTAAAATCTGATGGGACAACCACTAATGTTACTATCAGACAATTTCCGCCTAATTGTCCTAAAATTAATTACAACAATCAATGCAGTTCTGTTTTCAGTGCATGGTTGCCTGCTATTACTGTTTGTCGCCAAGCTCTTTTCGTTTAATTTTTAATAATTTTTTCTTGGCTCTTGCAGGAATTTCTCTTTTCTTGCATGAGCCATCTTTGTTTAAATTCTTTTGTTTTTGTTTAACAAATGTTGTACTGTCTTTTTTATCATAATCGCTTATAGTGTTATTTCCACCTGAAGCAAATTTATTAACATTATATTGAATGTAAAAATTTGACGCTTCTTTTGCATCAGAATCATCAGAATTTATCATTTTTTCATTCATCACCCATTCAGATGTAAAAGATTGTCTGTGAATTGGCACAAGCTGCGCTATCGGTGTTGTATCGTCCGGTCTAAAGCGCAATGGTTTAAATTTTTGTGTAAAA